GATAGACACTGCTACTGGATTAACAGTAGAAGATGAAATTTATGTATTGATTTTTATTGGTGCAGAAGACTATAGAAGCGGAATGGCTCCTATTGGAAATGATGACAATGAAAATGATACCACATTTAAAGGATCTCTTAATTTAGCAATTAAGAAATTACTTACTAAAGCGCCTAGTGCTAAAGTAATGCTTGTATCTCCAATCTTTAGATCAAGTACAGAACCTGGCGATGATTTAGATTGTGATACAAACTTGGTAAATGATAAATATCTTAGAGATTTTGCAAATGCAATGTCTGATATTGGAAAAGTAAATCATATTCCTTGTTTAGATTTATTTGATGAATGTATGATTAATAAATACAATTCTAAAATCTATCTTAATAAAGATGGAGTATATCCTTCTGATAAAGGACATGCTATGATTGCAGAAAAGATACATGACGGAATGTGTAAATTCTATTAGAAAGGAGATTTAGAATGGATACAGTAAAAATACGAGAATTGCCTCAAAAATCTGGTAGTATCTCTTTAACTGATTTAATTATCGTTGAAGATAATGATGGTACTAAGACTACTGAGGTAGGTGAATTCAGATCTCTATTACAACAAAGTATCTTCTTCAATACTGTAGAAGATATGAAAAATGCAACTTTCAAAGAGGGAGACGTAGTTCAAACTCTTGGATATAGAGAAGTAAATGATGGTGGTGCTGCTATATATAAAATAGTATATGCACCTACAGATTTGAATGATGGTATGCTTACACACTATCTTCGTACGAGTGATACTTTAAGAGCTCATCTTGTGCATAATGGGACTCTTAATATATTGCAATGTGGAGCTTTTGGTGATGGAGTTAATGATGATTTTACTTTTATCACAAAAGCTTTAAAGAAAGGGTTTCCTTTATTTTTTCCTAAGAGAACTTATAAAGTCTCAGGACCATTAGAATTCCCTTCTGGTTCTGTAGTAGATTTAAATGGTTCTACTTTATTCTGCTCAACTTCATCATGTATTTGCTTGGGGTTGGATGAAGAAATGAGTAATATCATTATCAAAAATGGTGTATTTATAGGTAAATATGGAATTGAAATATATCCATATTCAACAAATATAACTATTGCAGATTGCTTATTTGACGCCCCTCCCAAAGGACGTATGGAAAAAGCAATTAGTATAAATGGATCTTCTAATATAGTTGTACAAAATTGTATGATTGGAAAATCTAATAGAGAAGTTGCTTATGGTATTATAATAAGCTCTGGAGTTAAAAAATCTACAAGCTATGGAAATAACAATATTCTTATATCTTCAAATAAAATCATTGCTTCTAAATATTGTATAAATACCACTAGTACAATAAAAGATAGAGGTATTATTATTTCTGGTAATATATGTGAAGGATACGGTTCTAATAGATCAACAATAACAACTGTTGGTATTCAGATATCATCAAATTCAGATTCTATCCAGATAGTATCTTGTGAACTTAGTAAGCTTCATACTGGAATTGTAGTTACTGGAGTAGTAGATGTAACTTTAGGTTGTAGCGATATTATATGCGATGATGTTCGAATTATGTATAGTATTTTATCAGATGCAGCAAAAGTTACATTATCAGGAATGCAAAAGTTTAATGGTGCATCTGCTGAAGGTGTTAAAGCTGGAGAGTTAGCTAGCAACGTAAGCTATATATTTGATAGGATGACAGGTCGATTATATCTTAATACTATTATAGATGTATCAACATTAGCTTCAGGAGCATCTATATCCCAGGCATTAACATCGTTATCTGGAGATCTTATAGATTCTATTGATCCTATTTGTAGAGAAAAAGTTATATTAACCAGTGCATCAGATTTAACTGAAAATTTAAACAATAAAATTCCTGGATATATGAATATAGCATTAGATTTTTCATATTTTGGAAATATTACTAATCTAACTTTCCCATCATTAGATGGTCAGTTGGTGGCTGTATATTCTACATCAGGAGCTATTTTAAAAGCTAATAATGATATACGAATGGCTGGGGATGTAACTCTAAATCAGTACACTCCTGTTATATTAAGACACTTAAACGGGCAATGGTTTAGAGTAGCATAGGAGGTGAAAGCATGGCAAGTATATCTATAGAAAATGGTAAAAGAGTTGAAGAACTTTTAGAAGTTTCTCAAATTCACGCTGATTCATATTTCCTTGTCAGTGAAACCGATTTGACAAGGAAAATCACATTACAGAATCTCCGCAATGCTTTTAACGGAGATACTGCTACAGAAAATCTGAATAATGTATATTATTCGGTAGAAAAAATTAATGAACTTCTTGATCATATCTATGATGATATAGATAAGATCAATACAAAGATAGATAATATGCAGGATAGAATAGATAATATCTATAACGATATCGGAGCAGATTTATCTGAATTTAAGAAATACGTAGAACAAATTTATGAAGAGCTTAAGTTAGCAGATAAAAATTTAGATAACAAAATCGAGCATAATAGAATAGAACTTAATCAGAAAATCGAAGAGGCAAAGACTCAATTACATAATACCATAAATAATGTAAAAGAGGAATTGACTAATAAGATTACTGATGTCAATAATAAACTAGATGCTAGATTAAAAATAATAGAAAATAAACTGAGAAATGTTACAGATATCCAAGTTGGTAATAATGTTCCTGGAACACTGGCATCAGGAGTAATATACCTTCAATATTTTTAAAAGGAGGTAGATTAATATGGCTACAACTGGAAATTTTACTATAAATAACACAATTGCCTATTCAGACGGATCTTATCCAGAGACAATATCATGGTTTAGACTTCGTGTTGAATATAATATTGATGCGGTTCCGGGAGAACAGGCATACAATGTTAAAATTAGATGTAGATTAGAAGCAGATTATGACATGAGGTATAGTTCTCTTAAAACTGAACTAAGTGTTTCTGTTGATAATAGTGTTTCTACATTAGTGGGATCGCCAGTAATGAACATGTGGAGTGGAGGCAGTGGGGCTATTGGTGATTACACTGATTGGTTTTCTTACAAATATCCGGTTACGGAATCTAAACAGACATTAACAATTAATGTGTTTTTAGATTTATCGAAAATATATGGATCAAATTCAAAGCAACCAGGTGGTCCTGATTATGTAAACAGACCCCCATACCATTTTAGAGAATTTAAAGGTGGTTATCAAGTAGATGTATCAGGAATAGTTATAGGACGTAAGCCTGCATTGGAGTCTTTAGAAAATAATAATAAATATAATAATCCAGAATCAGGATTACAACAAAATGTATCTGCTAGTACCAATTCTATATCTATAAAAATCAATTCTTCTGATTGGGGAGATCCAGCAGCCACAGCTTATTGGACATGTGCAGGTAAATCAGGAAATACTAAATCATCTACATTTAGCATAACCGGATTAAACCCTGGCACATCGTATACTATAAGCGTATATCTGAGTAACAATATAGGTAGTTCATCTACAAAAACAATAACTATCAGAACAAGAAATAATAAACCAATAACTACATTAGAAGTGATTAGGTCTGATTTAGAAAAAATGGTACTAAAATGGACATCAGATAAGAATCTCGGAAACGTTCAATATAAAATAGACAATGGAACTTGGAATAGGCTATCTCAAACAGGGACAAGTGGAACATTTGAAGCTAAGTGGTTTGAACCTAATACTACACACACTATATATTTCTGGGGTCGAGCTACATCTGCATATGATAGTTTAGAGGCTTCAACTATCAGTAAACAAGGAACTACGTTAGACAAAGCTCATATTACATCTATAGGTAGTTGTATTTTTGGAAAATCTATCAATATAGAGATTGAAAGTGAATCGACAAAACAGCTTCAATTGGAGATATGGACTGAGGGGAATAGTTTAAGTCCTAGATTTACTTTTACTGTATCAAAAGGACAATTTACTTTTAATCCAACGCAAGATCAACTTGATAAAATGTACAGATGCTATCCTAAATCAAATAAAATTCCTATTTATTTTCTACTAACAACAAAAGGAGAATGGAAAAACTGGAATGATACTCAGCAAGAAAAATCACTTCAATTGACAGGAATAGCTAAAACTGCTCATATTGGAGTGAATAAATCTCCAAGAAGATGTCAAGTGTGGTGGGGAGATAAAAATAATACCCCTCACAGAGCAGTAATGTGGGTTGGAGATAGAAATAATAATGCTATGAGAACTATATAAAATATAGTAGTGAAGAGGCTGATTGACCTCTTCACTATTTATTAATATTATAAGAAAGGAGAACGGTATGGGAACATATTTTAATTACCCGTCTGGCCAAATGGTTCATGATAAACCTGAATGGCAAATACGTGACGGTTATTTAGATCAAGACAATAATACTGTATATGTATATGTACAAACATCAGACAGTAGTGGATGGTTTTTATATTATCATATGTATGTAAATGTGGTTAGAGTATATAAAGATGGGACATGGGATATTACTAGAATTGCTGGTGTTGATGGATCTGGTAATAACTTATATAAAGATTTTTCTGGATCTATAAATATAGATTTGAATAATGGATGTACCCAGTGTTATTTAGCTATGAGATGCTCTATGTATACTGATACAGGAGGAGCATCATGTACTGTATCTCCAACAGGAGATGCTGATAGAGATCCTGGATGGGAAATACCAGGCACTAGAGTAGATTTAAAGACTGTAGATCCTCCTCGAATAGGAAATCAACGTAATACAAATTCTTATAAAGGTAATAGTGGAATATCTGCTAGCACTAATTCTATAAGTTTTGCTTTTGATTTAGTTGAAGGAGATGAACCTACTGAGACTTGGTATCATATGGGGGATTACTGGAGAGTGATACCAGGTGCGGCTAAATCATTCACAGCTACTGGATTAAACCCCGGAACTTGGTATAATATGAAATTTCAAGCAGTTAATGAAGCTGGAAATGGTAATGAAGTGAGTCTTTCAGTACGGACTAGATATCAAACTCCCACAATAACAGCTAAACTTAAACAGAGAAAATTAGAAGGATTTGTTATAAGTTGGACATCTGATATAAATCTAAAACAAATGTGGTATAAAGTTGATAGTGGAAGTTGGCAAGTAATAAACGTAAATTCTAATTACGGTGAGTTTGAGATTCCGAATCTAGATCCCAATACATCATACAAATTATCAATACAGGGAACATCTGATGATAGTCATGATGCATTGGATTCTAATGTAGTTGTAATTAATTCTCAGACTTTAGATATAGGAAGAATATCTAGTTTTGGAAATATTATATTCTCGAATGATTTTAATATATCGATAAATTCTCCATCAGGAAATAAACTTGTTCTAAGAATATGGTCATCGTATGGTGGTTTTAGTTTCTCTACTAGTATAAATGTAGTTAACGGAACAAATACTATAAACTTTAGTCAATCAGATTTAGATAAGATATATAAAACGTATCCAGATTCTAATAATAACACTCTGCACTTTCAATTAACAACTAAGGGTCGTAAAGATTATCAAGATTCTGAAAAACAAAAAGATATGATATTGACAGGTATTGCAAAAACTGTTCACACTGGTATTAACAATAAACCAAGAAGAGTTCAAGTTTGGGTCGGTGATGCCTCTCAAAAACCTAGACGTGCAGTTACATGGGTTAAGCCGTTAGAAAAAATTAAAAGAACAATATAAAGAGTTAGGGATATATAATATCCCTAACTCCATTTATGTTCGGTCAGTTCCAAACCATTTTAGTGTAACAGTATTTCCGGCACCAGTATACCTTGCAATGGTCCTTACCGTTCTTCCTGCCCACTTATCATCAAATATATACCAATCAACAATACAAGCTGGCCAATTAGCTTCTCCTGTTTCAGAAGGTTTCATATTAAAAATTTTAAAATCACCAAACCCATATAATTTTCCATGGGTTTCAGCATCCGTTTTTAATTGACCGACTACCCATGTTTGTTTAGATAAATTTATTAAAATTGAACTTGCTAATCCTCCCCTTCTCAAATCATTTCTTATATTAGTAAAAATAGTAGTAAAACTTATAGTATCTTGTATATTGAAATAACTATCAACATATTTAAACATCAATCTGCTATTATATGCCATCCTGATATACCTCCCCTAACATTCATGAATTTCATGAATGTTAGGTAAGAAATATATGATATCTAGATAAGACTATAATAGTCTTATCTTATTTTTTATCTTATATGACCAGATTGTTTGAATAGCAGAACTATATAATAAATCTAAAAGAAAGGTGGAAATAGCATGGCTGGACAAGTTACTGGTACTTTTGAAACCAAACAAATACATGAACTTAATCCACTTGCAAAGCTAAGTGGTAAAGAAGAATTGCTTATCGATGACGGTAACGGTACTTTGCGAGTTACTGTTGATACGATGTTAGGGTATATTCGTGATCAGATAAATGCTTCTACTGGTGGCGGAGGTGGTCAACCTGCACCTGCAGAATCATCAGTAATACACGTTATCCAAAAAGGTGAACCCGATATACCTGTAGAATCAAGACCGGAAGGTCATTATTATATTAAAGTAGTAGATGCTATCGAAGCTCAGTTATCTACTGGACTTCCTAGGGTTATTAGAGTTAGTCCTAATATGGGACTTAGATTAATTACAGATTAAAAGGGGGTGAGAATAAATGGCTCTTGAAAAAGCTAGGGTTCAATTATTAGATCCTAATACCGGTGCAGTTATAGCTGAAGTTGACGTTCTCACATCAGCTCCTGTAGTTGCATATGTAAATGATAATAGAACCGTAAGAGATTTTAGAGGTATACCTGCAGGAACTTCATTTACAGAAGAATCTGAAACTTCAGTGCAAGATATATTGGATGATATTCTGTTTCCATATACTGCTCCTGAAATTAGTTTCATTACTGATCATGAAGGGTCTAAAGTTACTTCTGATAAGACAATATATATCGAAAGATTTAAAGAAGTAAGACCGTTTTTTATTAATGCTAGTATTGTGGCTGGAGATAAAACAGATCTTACAATTACTTTAAAGACTTATAATAAACAAACTGGAACGACTACATCTCAAGATACTAAGATTAAAGTTACGCCTGGATCTACTTATAAGTATCAACAAAAGGTTGAAAAGTTTAGTTTTGATACTAAACTTCAGATTGTTGTTTCTGATGGAAAATCATCAGTAAAATCTGCATTATTATCTTATAATTTCATATATCCTGTATTTGTTGGATATTGTGATCTTGAAGAGATATTAAGTCCGGATGGAGTTATCATTGATGACGCCAAAGCAAGTAATTATTTCAATACACTTATTAGAAATAATTCTCCTCTTATCGAGAAGAGGTTATGTCCTATACAAAATATTATAGGAATGAACGTAGATAATGTATTATATGAAAATACAAAACTTCACCCATGTATTGTATATCCTAATACATGGAATAAAGTATTATCTATAACAGATGCAAATGAAGATGATATTACCGGATCATTTATGTACAATGGAATGGTTCCTATTAAACCAGATCCTACAGTTACATCTAATGTACAGTATTCGGTATTTGCAAATAGAAATGAATATTTGGTTCAATTAGCTGCAGTAGGAGAAATATCATATAATTTTGAATCTGGAAGAGGATCTCTTGATCATATTGAAGAAGGAGTTCCAAGTCTTACTGGGTTTGATGTATTGTGTAAACTTCCTGTAGATTTAAGAACTATTGTAGATTCTTTTGATGATTTGTATAAAATCAAATACCCGTATGAAAGTCTTATTGTATTTGTAAAAGAAGAGAAAACTTTCTTTAAATATCTTGGCGATGATGCTGAAATCAAATGGGAACCTACAAATCAGCAAATCTTTTTAACTGTTACAGGAGAAGCTCCTGATATTAAAACTGGACAATGGAATGATATTGTAATAGATATCAAATCTGGTATTTTCTACAGAAAATATAAGAACGTAAGATGGGAAGAAATTGGAAGGTTTACTGCAGGAGGAGGATATGTAGATAAATGGAAACCTGGGACATATCAACCTGGAACTATAGTATATCATAATAATAAATACTATAAAGCTAATGTAGAAACGAGCTCTGAACCTGGAACTGATGATACTTGGGAAGAAACTACTGTAGGTGGAGGAGTTCCTGGACCAGCTGGACCTCCAGGAGATGCAGCTACTGTAATTGTGGTGGATACTGTTACAGGAGAACCTGGAACAGAAGCTATAGTAGAGAACTTAGGAGACCAGCATAATGCTAGGTTAAAGTTTACTATACCTAGAGGAGATAAAGGTGACCAAGGTGAAGTTCTCGATGTTGACCATACATTAAGTGTAGAAGGAGCTCCTGCTTGCGCTGGACATGTCGGTAAAGCTTTGGATAAAAAAGTTAATTTGCCTATTGATCAAGATGGGCAAGTTATAGTTCCTAAAAAAGGTCAAATATTATATGCTAATGGAGATGGTACTTATTCTTGGGTATCCTTAGAGAGCAAGATAAATGAAATGATTAATAAGCTTATCAATATAGGTAATCAAATGGAATAACGTACTAATAAATATATAGAAAGGTAGGTACTGATATGAGTAGTAAGCTTAGATTGATAGATAATACTGAAATTATCATAAACGATGAATATTCTTTAATAGACGACACTTATGAATTTAAAACATCTGTTGATAATTATGATAAACTTAAAGAATTATCTTCAAAATTAACTAATACTAATATGACAAAAGTATTGTTAATTGATAAAGATAAGAATGAAATTACATATAAAAATATGGGAGTATCTATTCCTAAATTTTATATTGTAGAAGAATTTGCTTCTAGATTAGATATTATTATTAGATTGAAAAAGCTTTCTGAACAAGAAAAGCAAATTGGAATAATGAAGGATGTTGCTCAGACATTAGATGATTCCACAGCATTAAGCGTTAAAACTATATATCCAGAATGGGAAGATCTTGTAGGCGAAACTCTTAAAATTGGAACTAAATTTAATTATTGGGGCTTCTTATATAAAACAGCTCAGGATAATCTTCTTATACAGGAACAATACAAACCAGGAGAAGAAGGAACAGAGTCATTATATACATATATCGACGAAAAACATGCAGGTACTAAAGAAGATCCTATTCCTTACTACGGAAATCAGGTTCTCGAAGAAGGTAAATTCTATACTCAAGATGATGAATTATATGTATGCGTAAATGGTTCTAAGATACCAGTATTTGATGATCTTGAAGAATTAGTTGTATTTGTAGCTATATATGCTGAGGGAGAAGGTACATTAGAAGATCCTATTCCTTGGTATACTGGTCAAATTTTAAATAACGGTAAATATTATACAGAAGGAAATATAATTTATATATGCAATAGAGATTCTGAAATACCAGTATATGGACATCTTAAAGATTTGGCTGCATATGTATCCGTATATGTTCCAGAATATATTGCCCCTCAGGGAGAAAATCCTGAAAATCCTATAGATTATATAGTAGGTATGATTCTTGAAAAGGGTAAATATTATAAAGAAGATGAAGTTGTTTATGAGTGTATTAAAACTTCAGACGGAAATCAAGAAGGTAAATTATCTGCATTAACAGAATACGTAAAAAAATACGAAGGATCTGTTGAACCGGAACCAGAGCCTTCAGAAGAAGGGACAATCACAAACCCTATTAAATTTTCCACAGGAATGATAATTCATAACGGTAAGTATTATATAGAAGATGGAATTATTTATCAATGTTTCAGAGACAGTGGTATAGCTATCCATAATAATTTAAAAGATTTGGTAAATATCTATGTAAAAACAGCTACTGTTTAGGTAATATTTTTATCCCTCATGTCTTAATTAAGACATGAGGGGTTGCTTGTAATTTTAAACATTCCTATAAATAGCTTATGCTATAATATACCTATAAGGAGGTTATACACTATGGCTTATCATTATAAACCGAATAATTACAATATTTATGATGAGAATTTGTCTTTTGAAGAAAATGTAAGAGCCGGCGCAGTGTTCACAAAAGAGCATCTTGATATTCTTGAAGCTGCTGTAAAAAGAGCAAGTGCCGACTTTGCTATTGGAGAAATGTCTGTAGTTGATACAGAAGAAGAAGCGCATGCGGAAGTTGAATTCGATAAAGCTTCCGGTACAAACTTTATTCATATCGCTATTCCAAGAGGACCTAAAGGAGCGAAAGGTGATCAAGGTATCCAAGGCGTTCAGGGTCTTCAGGGAGATAAAGGTGATAAAGGGGATAAAGGAACTAGAGGTGCAGGACTTTATGTATATGAAGGTATCGCTGTACCTAATGCAGAAAATACAAAAACTAAAATTAAAAATGGAGAATATGTTGTTAGTGATTATGTAGTAGATGCTAATGGAAGAGTTCTCCAGATTAACAAAATTAATGAAGATTCTGTTTTGTTAGGCGATATTATTTTCACTCTCAAAGGAGAAACTGGAGTTAAAGGTGATAAAGGTGATCCTGGAGAAAAAGGAGAAATTGGACCTCAGGGTGAACAGGGTGTTCAAGGTATCCAAGGTATCCAAGGACCTCAGGGTGAACAGGGAAAAGCAGCTACAATTACAATTGGTGCTGTTACTTCTGGAAAAGACCCGTTTGTAGAAAATAAAGGAACTGCTACCGATGCAGTTTTAGATATCACTTTGCCTATTGGACCTCAGGGTGAGAAAGGTGAAGTTGGACCTGCTGGACCTCAGGGTGAGAAAGGTATCCAGGGTGAGAAAGGTATCCAGGGTGAACAGGGTATCCAAGGACCTAAAGGTGACAAAGGTGATGCAGCAACAATTACAATTGGTAATGTTGTTGCCGGAGATGCTCCTTCTGTAAAAAATACTGGGGATGAACATAATGCAGTTTTAGATATCACTTTACCAGTAGGACCTGTAGGACCTAAAGGTGACAAAGGTGATGTAGGACCTGCTGGTGAAAGAGGACCTGCTGGACCTCAGGGACTTCAAGGTGAACAGGGTTATAAAGGTGAACAAGGACCTGCTGGACAGCGTGGTGCTATGGGACCTGCTGGACCTCAGGGAGAAAAAGGTGTTAAAGGTGACCAAGGTGAAATGGGACCTAGAGGACTTCAAGGACCTCAGGGTGAACAGGGTATCCAAGGACCTAAAGGAGATAAAGGTGATGTAGGTCAGACTGGACCTAGAGGTATCCAGGGTGAAAAAGGTGATGCTGGTAAAGCTGCTACTATCACTCTTAATGAAGTAAAAGCTGGAGAAGTTGCTGAGGTAACTAATATTGGTGACGAGTATAACGCTATCCTTAATATTACTTTACCTAGAGGTAAACAGGGTATCCAGGGTGAACAGGGTATCCAGGGTGAACAGGGTATCCAAGGACCTAAAGGTGACAAAGGTGATTCATTCTCTTTTGCTAAAGTATTTACTTCTGTTCAGCAAATGAATGATGGATTTGCAACAGATGGCCTTGAAGAAGGTGCTATTGTTATTATCAATACAGATAATATAGAAGATGAAGATAATGCTAAGGTATATGTAAAAGGCGCAGAAAAATATAATTTCTTAACAGATTTATCAGGTGCTACAGGTATCCAAGGACCTAAAGGCGAAACTGGACCTCAGGGACCTAAAGGCGAACGTGGAGACCAAGGACCTCAGGGACCTGCTGGTTTAAAAGGTGATACTGGAGCAACAGGACTTCAAGGACCTCAGGGTGAACAGGGTGTTGCTGGTAAAATTACAGTAGGGCAAGTTACATATGGAGAAGAGTTATCCATTGTAAATGTAGGCACTGCTGAAAATGCAATTCTTGATTTTACGATTCCTAGAGGCGAAAAAGGAGAGCAAGGTCTTCAAGGTATTGCTGGACCTCAGGGACCTGCTGGTGAGAAAGGTGAACAGGGTCTTCAGGGACCTAAAGGAGAGCAAGGTATTGCTGGACCTCAGGGACCTGCTGGTGAGAAAGGTGAACAGGGTCTTCAGGGACCTGCTGGACCTCGAGGCGAACAAGGACCTGCTGGTTTAAACGGTAAAGATGGAGCCAAAGGAGAGCAAGGTCTTCAAGGTGAACAAGGACCTGCTGGTGTCGCTGGACCTAAAGGTGACAAAGGTGATGTAGGACCTGCTGGACCTGCCGGACCTAAAGGAGAGCAAGGTCTTCAAGGAGAACAAGGACCTGCTGGTGTTGCTGGACCTAAAGGTGACAAAGGTGATGTAGGACCTGCTGGACCTGCTGGTGAAAGAGGACCTGCTGGACCTCAGGGACCTGCTGGAAAAGATGGTGCAGTCGGAGAACAAGGACCTGTAGGACCTAAAGGTGAACAAGGTCTTCAGGGACCTGCTGGTGTTGCTGGACCTAAAGGTGACAAAGGTGATGTAGGACCTGCTGGACCTCGAGGAGAACAAGGACCTGCTGGTGTTGCTGGACCTAAAGGTGACAAAGGTGATGTAGGACCTGCTGGACCTATCGGACCTAAAGGAGAACAAGGTCTTCAAGGAGAACAAGGACCTGCTGGTGTTGCTGGACCTGCCGGTGAAAGAGGACCTGCTGGTGTTGCTGGACCTAAAGGTGACAAAGGTGATGTAGGACCTGCTGGACCTGCTGGAAAAGATGGAGTAGGGTTAACAGGAGTTGCATCTCAGCTTACTAAACTTGCAGATCCATCTTCTGCAACAACTCAAGAAATTGCCACAAAAGTGAATGAAATTATAGATATTCTTGTAGCTAGAGGTATTTGTACATTATAAAAATAGATAGGAGATAGCATATGCTATCTCCTATTTTATTTATAGAAAGGTGTCGATAAAATGTACAGTTATGAAATAGATAATATTATGCATAATAATAATTATAAAATATCTTCATCACTATATATTGATATATGTAGAAATTCACCTCAAATAATATATGTAGGAAGAAAAAGTGACACTGATTATTATATTGCAACTAATGATGGACATGCTTGGTTATTTGAATTGTATTATGATACTGAAACATTCCTATAATATACAATAAAGGAGGAAATAATAATGGGTCATTTTTCTAATACTATGTATAATGACGTTGTAGGATCAATATTAGAAACTCAACAAAAAGCATTGAATAATAATTATTATAAATATTCTGATAAGCCTCCGACTCCAGTAGAATATTTTCATTTAAATAAAGAAGCCTCATCTTTAGATGAAGGTTCTAAATTAGCATATAATACTGTTGGAGACAATTCTCCTTTTAAATATAATCTTATTCATAATATGATGGTTTATGGATTTGAACAAATTCAGATACAGTATACGAATGAAGATTTTGGTACTGAGTCGGCAGCGATTGAAGGTGATGTAGTTATATTACCAAATACTATAGAACCTTATCCTGATGACCAATTTTGTATAACGTATCTCAAAAGACAAATTGTATTTAAAGTTACTCATGTGGAACCAGATACATTAGAAGATGGATCTAATATATATAAAATAACATATAGATCTTCCACATCTAAAATAGAATCTCTAAAAGAACAAGTGATAGAAGAATTTGATTTTATAATAAATAATGTTGGTACAGAGTTAAACCCTATAATAAAATCTAGTTCTGTAGAATTTGGTAAAGTTATAGAAAGAACAGCTATACTATTAAAGCAATATTACAAAAGATTATTTTACAATAAAAGAGTTCAAACTTTTACATATCGCTTTTTAGAGCAAAATTTCTATGATCCGTATATGATAGAGTTCATAAGAAAAAATAAACTCTTAGAAGGAGATGGAGAGTATGTATATGTACAGCATCAGACTCAATTAGAACCTATGTTTCCAATGATATATTCAAAATCTATGTTTTCATGTATAGAAAAGAAAGATCCGGTTCATATAGATTCTTATACACATGACGCTATAGGTCATTTAATAACAAATGATTTTACAATATTCGTAAACAGAATGGAAGACTATTGGGAAGTAAAATATGATTATCCGCAAGGATATGAATTTTCTCAGTTGATACCATGTTTTCATACAGTATTTGTAAATCATACTGCTGAAGAAAAATTAATAGAGTCTAAAAAATATTCATTCTATAATATCATTATAAAATATTTATATGATATGGATATTACGGTAGATGATATAAAAGAATTAGAGAATATTGCATTCGACAATTGTCCAGTGTTATTTTATGCTATTCCTTGTATCATTTATTGTTTAGAGAGATATTTAGATAAACTTATTCGCATTAATAAGTGAAACATAGTAGTAAAGCTTTAAAGGAGGTAAATCCTATGCTAAATAGTATTGAAAGAGCAGCTATAGAAGATATGCTTTGCGAAGCAGATCATGCTGTGTTTGAAGAAGATGTTGCAGACTTAGTTCTTGATATCTTTGAACAGAAAAATGATAAGGAGGATATAGAAAATGAGTGAGAAGTTTTCTAAAGGTTTTGAATATGATGATTTTGATGATCCGGTTGATTTAGTCCTTGCAACTGATATGGATATCGATATGGCAATTGAAAAGGCTGAAGAAATGGCAGATACGATGGAAAGCGATGATCTTGTAAAAACTATGAAAGAGAATGGAGATCTTTGTTGTGAAGTAGATGAAGATGAGGAAGCTATGATGTATGACGAAGATGAAGATGATGCTATGGATATAGCAGATGTCGATGGACAAGATTATCGTGAAGCTTTTGATATCGAAGAAGAAGAGGATATGGAAGAAGATGAAGAAATCGATACAGTTATTGATTGTGATCCAGAAGCAGAGTGCGAAGATCTTGAAGATGCTGATATCAGATAAAAAATAAACGAGAGTAGGACTTTAATTGTCCTACTCTCAATGAGTTTGTTTAGGATACTCCTATCCTTTTAATATTTCGAAGTACAAGTAATGAAATATCAATTTAGTTATGATATATTAAAAGATTGTACTAATCGAAATTTAGTTCTCTACTAAGATTACTTCATTATCATCCATTAGAAGATAACCTCCTTTCTCTTATGTACACTATTATAATATACAATTATTTATTTCTATTTTTCCAATTTTTGTCTCATAAGTTCTTGTAATATAGCTTGTGGGTTTGTTTCATATAATAATAAATCTTTTTTAGCTTGATCTATCCATTGAGATGCTAATTTGTATCTTTCTGAATTACGTACTATATTTCTCATTTCAGATACTTCTTCTCTTGTAAATATTCCTTTCTGTACAAGTAATTGTAATATCACTTGTACATCTATCATTGTATTTAATTGTTGATCTCTATCCATAATCATATTTTTTGTCTGCTCTATATTTGAAAAATGTTCAGCTTGTAAAATCATAATTTTAATTCTCCTTAAATTTGTCTTGGTTTCCTGTTTCTTATATAATATATATATTATACTTATAACTGGTTCTGTCTCTGGTCCCTTGCCTGATATTTATTATAGTGTATATATAGTAATAAATTACTACAGAAGATCTTGTATAATTTCTATATACTTCTTATCTGTACTTATTCTTATTATGCTTTGTAACAAATATTTATTTAGATGATGAGGGATAGATCTATGAAAAGAGAAATTTAGAATAGTTTTAGCGGTGTTATAATTAGATATATGAGTATGACCTGTCTTAAATGGTTTATTTGTATTATGCACTATATATCCATTACCTACTTTATAAATATTGTAATTCTTTTTTCTATATATCACGTTCATAGAAAATCATTCCTTTACAAATTTTACTGGAATGTGAAAGAAATACAGGATACCTAAAAAGGTATCCTGTTTAATTATTCTTCTGGAATATTATATTGCAGTGCTGTTATTGTAATCATAGTTTCATTCTCGAGAACAAGATTATCTATATTCATCCAGTTTGCAGTTAGTTTAATATCCATAGTAGGATCAAGTTCTACTATATATACTTGAGATGAATATGTATTTTTGATAACTTTACCTTCATCGTCTTGTCCTTCTGGATTAGATTTAAGATAACTACTGATTCTCATTTCTTTAATTTGAGAACTTCCAATATATACATTAAGATCTAATCTAGTTTCTCCTTGAACTAGATAAAATCCATTCTTTAGTTGTAATGCATATATACCATGCTTCTGCACTCTAAATACTTTATTAACCGGATCCAAAGTTACAATACGATCTAATACTGGGCCTATGATAGTAGTACCTTGAACAGTTTCTTCTGTTCTAGCTCTTCTCGGCTCATATGTAGGATTATATTGCACTGTATTCTGATGAAATTGATGAGGTTCGAATTTTGTTTTCTCCTCAAGCTTATCTAATCTAGAATCGTTATAAGCATTCTTATCTGTAGATTCTATAATAAGTCTATCTTTAAGAAGTTTCTCTACGTTTATAAGATTCACATCGGCTTCTTTGTTGATATTGCTAATGTATTCTACCGTATAAGAAGATGGGAAATGCTCTGCGTTTACTGGTACGCTATTAGCAGATATAGATTTATCTACCCCTACCATAAGATATGCCATAGAAGATATATCAACCCATAATCCTACTCCATATTTTGTTTTGTTTTCACTGTCAAGATAAGTATCTTCTGTAACTAATACTTTAGGTATCATATCTTTATTATTGAGATAATCTAAACTATTACAGTTATCTACAACACATTTAACACTATCTTTATGAACCCTTCCTGCTTGACCATCAGCTTCAAAATGAATTTTAAAGTTTTTCATTTTTCCTGCATTGGTTTTATCTGTAACTGAAGTTATTGTCATAATGTCAAGAGTTTCATTCAAATAAGCTACAATAGAATTATCTCCAACATCGTTGAATGTATAGAATGCCACTCTTGCATAGTTATGTTTATCGGTATTCTTTAATATATAATCAGGATGAGCTAATCCTAGAACAGAATTCTTTCCGCAGTAATAGAAGAACATGTTAGCATTATCATCTTCCCAAAATGAATTGAATATTTGCACAGCTTCTTTTCTATTATATTCAGCTGATAATTTATGAATTGCATCGTTCATTATACTGTCTCCTTTCTACTAATTTCCTTTAATGGAATTACTATGATGTAAAAATACAAAAAATAAAAGCGTGTAGATTTTCTCTACACGCTTTATATTAGTTTTTAATATCTATAACTTTAACATTATCAGAACACAGTTTATACCCATCATGGTTTCTCAAAATAAGTTCAGTTACCTTATCATTTTCTCTTATGACTGTTATGGTTGCTAATTCTTGAAGCCCCAATCCCATCATACCCATTGGTCCTGGAGGTCCCTGAAGACCTCTGCGTTTTTCCACATCACTATGCTCTACAATAAAGTTACATATCTTTGTTAATAATGACATTATACAATCCCCTTTCTAATTGCTCCTGTTATAGTTATATCTTTTCCAAATATAAGTTCTTTTACACATTCATTATCCATAGGATATACATTATCTGTAGCACACATTCTATACATATAAAGGTTACCATTATCATGTTCAGATGCATCTGTTTTTGGAGCACCGCATGTACAATAATAATACGTATCTTTAATACGTATTTTAAATATGTAGGTGTTATTAACCTCTAATATATTTTTAATAACACCTAGCATTTTTTCATCTAGCGTTCCTTTAATAGGGTTGATGATTGTAAACTTTTTCATATCATCTGATCCTACAGATAATTTTCCGTTCTTATTTAATCTAGCCTCGGTCTTATTCAACTTCATTGTTTGTTGATCCTCCTGAGATGTATACAAAAATTTTATCGAAATCAAAATACCATTTTCTTCCTTCTTTATATCCTGGAAGGTTTCCAGATCTAGCTGCATCCTGAATATCTTTAATAGGTATTTTAGTAATGATAGATAATTGGGTTGTTGATAATTTATGAATATCTACTCTATCATCTTCGAAATATTTTTTAACAATATTTGATTTGATTTCCTCTGCAAAATCAAGTACTTTGTTAAAATTAATGATACGATCATCAAGAACTCTGTTTAATAGAAAGCTAATTTCACTAAACTGATGCATTGAAGCTTCATGCTTAGATTGGTTAAGACTTACAATATCAGCTTTCTTACAGAAATCTCTTATAAATACTGCAGCCACATAACCGAGAATATCATTAATTTTGTCATCTGCAAACCGTACAAGATTCACTTCTTCGGAATTCATACCAAATACAAATTTACAGCCTACGAATGGAAAATGGTCAATTGCTTCAGTATTTCCGTTTACCATTGCAATGATATTACCCATATCGTTTAGATTAGCATCTAAGCAACAACCTAAACCATTACTTACTTTATAATTCATATTGTCATATATTCTTTCGATATATTCTGATAATTTAATAATTTCATTTTGAAATACTAAAGATACATTATCGATATAATCTAATTCTTCTTCGAAATTTACTAAACTCCATACGTTATGTTTTATGTTCATATTAAATCCTCCGTAATTTTTTAACTTTATTCAAAATCAGTTGCATACCAACCTGTTGGTTTATATTTTCCATCTCTTTCGTCCAGCGCATAATATCCGTCTGGACCTGAAACCCAGTTTCCTTTTCCGTAAATTGCATCCATATGGATAGCGAACTCAGCATTATCACATAATACTATTTCTTCGTTCGTAAAGCCTTTAGATATAGGTCTACCGCAACTTTCGCAGAATACTACATGATTCATAAATGTTTGTCTGATTTCCTTATCAAATTGATCTGCAATATCTTGTATCGGCATACATTTATGATCAAATACATACTCTCCTGATTCAAGATCACAAATCTCGATTTTGTTTTCAACGGGATTGTTGAAAAACTTAAAATTATGTGTACTTGCGCTACCGTGACGTTCAATATAATTTATACTTTGAGCATCTATTGTTTCGCATTTACGAGAATTTATCATTGAATTTAATTTAAAATCCAATGAATCTTTTACTTCTTTACTTAAAGAAGTATCATTAGATACTGAGCTTTTAATCACTTTAAGCTCTGTTGTTGACAAATCATCACTCGTAAACTCTTCTTCGATCACGAATGGTTTTAACATTGCTTTGTCTATCATAATTATTCCTCCTTATAAATTAATACTAAGAAGTTAATCTTAGTATATTATTTTATCATAATTATAATATATAATCAAAAAATATATCCTTACCAGAAAATCTGGTAAGGATATATAATATTAAGCTTTTTTAACTGCCTGGAATACCAATGCTCCTACTGGAGCTTTTGTTGGTAACTGACCATCTTCTGCCCATATAATGTTAGCTTTTGCGTCCCATTTAGCTTTTTCTGCATCACTCACGAATTTATGAGTTGAATCCTGAGTGATCATGGTAGCTGGATGATTAGTTGGGTGAGCGTATACCTGTGTTTCAGTACCGTTAATTTTAACGTTACCGTTTACAGTGGATTTTTCAGTCTTAGTTGCATCTACTCTAGCATGTGCTGCTTGAGAGTGGTCGTATGCAATTTTACCTCTATCTCCTCGATATGCAGTGCTTTCTGTTTCTCCCAATGCAAGAGAGCTTCCTACTGGAGAATATACTGTACCTGACCATCTGTAAGTTACATTCTTACCTCCTGTCAAGTCGATATAAATCTTGGCAGATTCTCCTGTAATTGGAGTTGTGTGTCCCTCTTCTTTATAGAATTTACCATCCGTATGAAGATAACCTTCGATAACATCATCTACATAAGATGGTAACTGGGTTGCAAGAATTTTTCCATCTTCGCCAAGTTCAGCTACACCATTAGCTGCACCTTTTTCGGATGCAGGGATAGCTTGTACATCTTTAGCTACGAGAGTTACATTTGCGCTTAATGGTTTTCCGTTAATTGTAGTAGTTTTATCTACTTTCTTTGCAAGATTTCCATCAAGAGCTTCAATTTTTGAAAAATGAGCACTTGACATAAGACCGTTACCGCTTGCGCTTGCTAACGTTTTGTCAGCTTTAGCATTCCAAGTAGTTCTTTCGGCATCTGTAATAAATCTATGTGTAGCATCTTCTGTGATCATAGCCGCAGGGTGAGTAGATGGATGCACGTATGCTGCACCTTTACTTAACTCTTGCCATTCTGATCCTGTATAAACATAAGATGTTTTATTATCTTTCTGAAATACACGTAAACCTGCACTAGCTGCTTTAAGAGTTACAAGCTCTTCACGTTCAGCTTGGTTTTCGACACAACCTCTAGCATCTAAGAGAGCGTCAGCTTGAAGCTTAAAGCCGGCGGTTACGGTAATACCTTTTTTATCAGCGAATCCCATACTTATTCTCTCCTTTCTTAATAATTAAAGTTCATGCCGAAACCTGTTACGGTGGATGGACTATTGGTATATACATAGTATGCTTGAGGTGTCTTATCTAATCCTGTGATAGTAACCTCTGTACGAGCAAATGTTCCTGTAACATCAAAGTTGTTCTGGTCTTTGATGCTAGCGAGAGCACCGTAAGATTTAGGATAAGCAAAACAAACCCTCTGATTAGCTGCTGTAAATTTATTGGATTTATTTCCTTTTGTTACAACCTGTTTTGCAAGGCCTTTTACAGTAGCTTCATTTACTGCAGCCCCTGCATCAATAACTCCCCAATAGTATGGGTATACAAAAGTAAATGTTCCTGTGTATGCTGTTGTAACTTTATCAGCAGCATCTGTTACTTTTGCTTGATAGTTTTTATTTGTGGATACTTGTTTATCAACTGCGAATGTAAAAGCACCACCATTGGTAACTTCTACACCTGTTTTTGATCCTAAAGATTCAGCGCCATCAAATATTTCTACTTTTGTGATGTTTGATGATTTCTTAGTAACTGTAACACCTATAGAAGTTACATTTTGGATATCACCAAATTCTTTAACTCCACCGTTTCCTGGAACTTTGATCTGAGCTGAAACTGCAGGAGCAACCCATGGATAAAGAATCATATTTAATACTTCGTTTACAGGTACATTGTTAAATGTTTTACCTACAGGCACACCTCCGTGAGCTTGTACTGTAGGAGTATTATTAGTAAACAGTGCATTATTGCTAGCTGCTTGTAATTTTTCTTTTTCGTCATTAGAATAGTCATTAGTACTAAGATTTTTACCTGGTACTTTATCAACTTTATTATTCAAAGCTTCATTAAGCCCTTGAATAGTGACACCATTAGATTTGATCCAATCATTGATATCTTTAATTGTTTTTTGTGTAAGTGTACCTTGGTCTGCACCTAAGATTTTAGCTAATTCTGCCTTGATGTAATCAACGATAGATGTTTCGCTTCCATCATCGGACATCAATACTGCTTCAGCCAAAGTGTACGCAAACCATTTTTCCCACACCGGTTTTTCTTCGGTACCGGCATTACGCACAAGATAAGTTCTTTCTTTATCTGCCATAATTATGTTCATCCTTTCTAATTTACTTTTATACTTAAGATAAAGTATTAATAGTATGTTTATCTCGGAGACTTGATTTTTTATGAGAAAAAATAAACCAGAGATGCTAATTGAGCATCTCTGATATTTTATTATTTTCTAATTCTTTTGCTTTTATGCAAATATCATATCGATAACACGCCTCGCATTCTTCTGGGTAAGGAGAATATTCATCATATTTTTCTTCATTAAAATACCCACAATCTTCGTATATTTTCATTCTATACCTCCTCGATATCTCTTCCAGCTTTTACTTCTAATATGATAGATTGTAGTGTTGATGGATTGATAGGGAAAGTTGTTACCTTATTCATAACTTCTAATATTTGAGAATCTGTTAGCTCAAATCCCTTGCACATACATAAAGCTGCTTCTTTATGAATATCATTTAATTCCACCATAAGATCGAATCTTCCTTTCCGTAAAGCTGCTTTATCTAATCTATCTATATAGTTTGTTGTAGCTACAAAAATTACATCCGTAGGAGAATTAGGGGAATCTAAAAATGTAAGTAGTTTAGAGGTTCTCTCTTTCATACTCATTTTAATATCATCCCTATCTACAAATATACTATCTATTTCATCTAATAGAACTACATATTGACAATTATCTGCATTTATAGAAGCGGTTAATTGTCCAATATCTATATTATGAAATTCTGTACAATCTATAGATAGTATTGGGCATTTAAGATAATCTGCTATCGCCATTGCTAACGTACTTTTACCAGTCCCAGCAGTCCCATATAGAAGAATTCCTGTTTTGTATATAATACCTCTACTCTTATATATACTTTCATTCTTTCTCCAATTATTGAGATGAGTAATAATTTTTTCTTTAGTGTTATTATCGAAATATAGAGTATCTATATTTCTAGGAGTTTCACGTGTAACTATAACACCGAACTCTCCATTTGTAGAAGATGATATATGATATGTTCTAAAAGGAGCTTTATCATCTTTAGATAAATATTTTATCAGTATCTTAAAATATTTATATGATTTTTTACCAAAGAAAAATAATCGCATTTTATTATATACATAATTTTCATCATCATGTCGATTGAAACGATTACAATATAAAAAAGTATCATTTCTTAATTTTACAATGAACGGTTTTTCTATAATTTCTGGAAACCTACTAACTGCAGTATTTTCGAACATAGGATTTTGTAAATGATTTTTATAATTCCGATCGTATTTTTTAAGAAATTCATTTACCATATTAAAACTAGTACAATCTGCTATATATTCTATGCCAAACTTATTTTTTATTTTATCTCCAACCATTTGTACAGTGGATCTAACCATTTTATTTTTATATTCATTTACTATGCTATTTATCATTATATTTTTATTCTCCTTGTTATTCTTGTACTTATTTTTATTATTTGTAGAGAGAGTTTCTATTGGATGATAGTCATCACCACTATCATAATAAGGTATCCTAGATATTGGCATATGAGCTTCCATTGCATAATCTTGTATATCCATATGGTGATTAGATAAAATTATGCTTCTCGGTAAACGAGATCTTCCAGCTTCCATATACTGCAATGAAGTTAAATGTTGCGTGCGTGCTATATTTTTTAATATATATCCTGGTTGAGATGTAGCTCTATTGTGTATATCTTTTGAAAAAGGGGATATCATATTAGATATCCCGTTACGTTTTAGTTTCATTTCTAATTTACCCTTTCTATTACTTCTATTATTCTGTCAGGCGAAACTCCAAAATCTTTTTCTCCTGGACTTATATTTCTATGAATATAAAATGGATAATTAAACGGTTTGAGAAATGTAGATATATCAATCATTGTATATCTGCTTTGATCATTATCCGGGTATACATGTATTTCCAAGTTAGGTATTTTTAATAGATGGATAAAAAAGTTTATCAATCCTTTGTACCCAGAGCCCCCAACTGCACTATATATGCACCTATCAAAAGTTTTTCGCACATTAAGTGCAATACTTAGTATATCAAATGAACCTTCTGCGATATGAAGCTGTAAAGGCCGTTTATCTGCTAAGTCTATTTGAGTTGGAATAGAATAAAATCTACATGTATTGTCATATTGATTTACAAGATTATAATTGATATATCTTTTGTTTATCGTCTCATTAATATTATTTACTATATCCAAATTTCTCATATTCAAAAATGCATTGTCATGAGACAAAAATCCAATAAAACCAGAGTCTAATTGTTCTATTATTCTAGGATATCTAGTATATGGTAATTTGTTTCTTTCTAGAATATCATTTAAATTTAATACTATTTTTAAATCCAAACAATCCTTGAATGATAGATTTGTCCCTAATCGGTTATTTATATATCTTAGTTTAAAATCACTCAATGGATCGGCTGATATATGATCATTGATTATTTTATAATGCACATCTTTAGTATACGTCCTGAGATTTTGTGGATTTGAAAATACTGTTTTATTATGAGTAGATAATCCTAATGATGCATTTGTGTCGAATATATTCCATTCTATAAGTTTTTGAGGAGTTACAACTCCTTTTGCTTTACATTTTTGGCAATAATATACAGAAGGCTCATATTCTGATTGTGGTATCTTTATATAGAAATGTCCATGGCTCATATTTTTAGAATCTTGACAATAAAAACATCTACAGTTTACTACTCTTCCTCCAGATGCAGGTCTGCAGAATGGTTTGATATTATTCTGTAAAAATAAAGAATAATCTTCTCTAAACATATCAAAATTATTCATTGACATCACCTCTATTCAAAGAAACTAACTTTTACTTTTGAACCTTTATGTCTATATCTTTGCTTTGACGTTAGAGTTTTTACTTTAATATCTATAGATATAAAATCTGGATCAGTGTGATTTACCATGTCCATAATTTTTTCAAGTTGACTTCTTATCTCTAAGGTTTTTGCATTGATACCATATATACCATGAATATCTTCATTTTTTGATATCTTTTTCTTATCATATTCTATATTATTTTCATCTTCATCTGAAAATATAGTATCATAAGCTCCATCGCAGATTCCTTTATCTACAGCTGCAGCAAATTTACTTTCTAAATCTACATCTAAACCTTTTTTAATTTCTTCTGTTAAACCCATTGTTTAATCCTCCTTATTTTGTATTATTATTATATAAAAGACAAAATAAAAACGTACACCTAGATGAAAGGTGTACGTTTTATGTATTAATTTTTAACTTTGATAATTCCTTTGATTCTTTCTGTTTTGTTATCATTGTTATTGAATAAAGAATATTCAATAACAGATTTAACAGGCTCCTCCTGTTTAGATAAAATCAAACCTACAAGATCATCCAATTCCTTAAGAACTTTCCAATCCTTTTTATCAATATTTTCTTCTCCTACTTTGATAAATTCTAATTCTCTTTTCTTAGAAGCAGGTTTACTTACATTCTTTTTACCTCTATCATTAATAAAATCCGGTATTTTCAAAACATCCATCTCCTCTTCCTGTCTTTCGTTTTCTGTAGTCATTTATATTCCTCCTCAAATTTAATCTTATGTATAAAATAACACTAACGTCTATACAGGACGTTAGTGGTATATGAATAAAATCTATAAAAAATACTCTTGAACTACTGTTCCTATCATATGTAGTAAGATTCCAGCACCGATAGCTAAAATTTTATACACATGAAAAAACATTATCAAGAACAATGAGAATGGAATTCCATCTGGATCCCACAATTCAATTGCTCCTGGAATCAAAAAGATAATCCCGAGTACTGTAAGGATTATCCCAGATAATTTTAATCCTATAACGATTCTTCTAATTTTCTTCTTGTCATAAACTTTCTTCTGATGTCTTTCTTTTTTCATTTTCTCTTTCACTCTCCATGTAGTTAATCATAGCTTCTAAAGCATCGCTTCTTGGCATAAAATATAAATGTCCGCAAGTTTCTACTTTTATTATATCGTTTTTAAGTAAATAATGTATTCGCTTTATATGAAACCAAACCACTTTCAATAAATGAAATACTATGTACGATACAATACTAAACGTTGCTATTCCTAACCATATGATTAACAACTTTACATTGTCATTTAAAATATCCTGTATCATAAACATTATGATTTTCGGAATATCTAAAACAAATAACAATGCAGCCGCTACGAATGACATTCCTAAAATATAAACAACAGAGCTTACTAAAATTGCAATTCTATCTATAAAATCTAACTCTCTAACATCTTTCATTTTATTTTCTCCTTATACTAATCTAATTACAAATTCTTTTCTAAAAATACTATTTCCAGTAGATAAATTAAATATGGTTTCGATATTACCGTATTTATTATATCTTTTGCTTACATTGATATCAAACTTTCTATTTACTTTGATACCAAACCATTTGTAAATAAGTTTGAAAAACTTATTCTTATTCATCCATTTCTTCGCAAGTAATAACACTACTTTATCATCGGTGTATCTTTTGATCTTATCATAAGTTGCTCTACTACTCATTTTAATCTCTCCTTATATCTGATAATAAAACACTTGTTTTATAAAATTCGATATCTCCTTTACATAGAATATTTCTGTGATCAGAATCTTGTAGATATGCAGGAATATTACAATGCAAATGTATCATTTTTGTTGCTAAATCTGCCACAGATATTTTTAATTCTTTTATCATAGTTTTAATTAAATAATCTGCGACTTTAGAATCTTCCGCTGCTATTAGCGAACTATCATTTATTGTATTAGTTACAGGATCAGTAATAATACAATGAATAACATAGATTCTCTTTAAATGTGTTTTGGGATTCATAGAACTTTATCCTCCTTATCTGTATAATGTATCACTATTATAATATACAATTATATTATTACAAATTATCATTCATGATACTTAAAGATACCTATTCCGTTCTTGTGTTCTAATGTGACTTTCATATACCATCTATGCATATTTTTTCGTAGTATGCGTTTGGAACAACATCTTAGACTATCATAGAATTTATCTTTACTTATGACAGTATCATCATATATTTTCATAATAGTGCAATAAGTTTTATAATCAATAAATCCTGTTTTATCAAGACCATAATCTTTTTGTATCATCTTAACCCAATGTCTAGATGATAAAGTAAAGTATTGATCTATATCATGAAGTTTTATAAATATATTATGTTTAGTGCTTACATAATAGTCATGGTGTTCAATCCAAACATCATCACCATTAACAAAATCAGCATCATTATGACACATTGATAGAAAATGTAAATTAAAATATCGCCTTTTTGTTAGATATAAATCTAATCTCTTTAATATAGCCATACTACTTCTCCTTATCTTTGTTTAGCATACTTGATAAAGTTTCTTTCATATAATATTTATGCATTTTTGTTCTGAGGTCTTTTTCTTGTATAAATCCCAAAGATCCATAGTATTCATTGATTTCTAATACTTCATCCCCGTAGACATGCATAATTGCATTATAAGTATAATAATCCATTTCCCCAGTAATTTCCATACCGTAATCTTTTTGAATCATCTTTATCCAATGTTTAGAAAATAGTGTCAGATATTGTTGAGGATAATTTAATCGTCTAAACTCTCCGCGCATTATATTTACAAAGAAAGTTTTTGATACCATTTTACCATATCTATTTTTATGACAGATATTAAATATATCTCCATCTACATCTAATCCTTTTTTGCATAAAGTATCATCTGTAAAGTATTTCTTTCTATCTAATAAAAATCCTAATCTAAATATACACATTACATTTTCTCCTTTCAAAAAGTCCTAGAGTTATTACACTCTAGGACATACTCTTTGTTAAATAAGCATTACATACATTGCAATCTCGTCGTATAACATATCCGAAGTAAACTCTTGAATAGTTCCATCCAGTTCAGGATCCTCAAAATCAATAATCTGGAACTTAGAAGCTACAATAGTAGCCATAATCTCAACCAAATAAGCTTCAATCTTTTCAGATCTATATTTATCTCGTATCTGTTGGAAATATGCTGTACTTTCTAATTTCAATTGTTCTTTCTTATTGATATTCTTCTTATGCTGCAATCTGATTATTTTACTGGATACAATATACGGCATAATGATAAGATTATTAGCTTTAAGTAATCTAGAGGCAGCGATTACTAATTTAGCATAACCTATTTTATTGATATTATTGATTGACACTGGATCTCCAAAATATTTATAGAATAAGTTAAAGATCAATGTCTTCTGGAATTCATTAATTATATTTCCATTTCCATTATCTAATCGATTCATATAAAACTCCACTTCCTCGTCAGAGAAAGGTCCGAACATTAACTCGATCTTCTGTAAAGTATCTTCACAGCATCTCTTGTTTAAAAGGAACAGACCTTCATTAGTCTTGGACGTGAATGATTCGTATTTATCGAATACACTATTATTATCACTGTCTCGTATAGAACTAGACAGACTGATATAATCATACTCGTCGCTTATTCTTCACATAGATCGCTACTCTATGCAGTTCTCTTATGAACTTCTCGTCTCGATGGCGAGACTATATCATGATCCTTTTTATTAAAGGACCCTCCCCATTTCGATTTAAAGGGTCTTATTCGGCACACTGCCCTACCACAATCGCTTTGGCTCTACTCTACTCTCTTCGCGTATATCTCTATACCTTATTTTCAACCCCGCTTAATATATAAAGCTCTTATGGATATATAGATTTCGATAGTCGTTGAACCTTTACACCAATGGTGTACTTGGCGGCTGATCGATGCTTGTATTGATACTTAGGACCTTATTGAATAATAAAGCTTTTATTTCACCATATATCAACTCAAAGTATTCTTTCTGTCTTTCGACCGCATATCACGCTCACCTTTGCAGGTCACGTTGTAGCTCTTTGAGTATTGGCATTTTCCCAGCTATCTTAAAGGAGTTTGCTACACACTGTTACCAGTATATAGGAACTACTGAAAATTCTATGCCAGTTATCTGAAAATATATCGGGTCTTCACATAGATCGCTACTCTATGCAGTTCTCTTATGAACTTCTCTAGGGTTTTACCTAGATGCCGAGACTATATCATCATCTCTAAATATTTTAGAGAATGCTACTCATTTCGATTTAAGGATCTCTCCACCACAATCGCTTTGGCTCTACTCTACTCTCTTCGTGTATATTTCTATACCTTATTTTCAACCCTGCTACTCTTATAAAATAATATAAGAGTAGCTCTTATGGGTATATAGATTTCGATAGTCGTTGAACCTTCCTAGTTAGATTTTTTATATATTGTATTGTAGTATACAAATTGTCTTAGATCTTGAGGCAGTTTATCGGGAGCATCGAATCCAACAAATCTCAACGCATCCCTAAACAAATCATTTTTAGATGCATAATTATTTTTATTATCATCTACAAAAACTTTCATTTGTTTCTTTTGATCTTTGGTTAGTCTAGTTGTATCTCGTATTTTATATTTCCCTAAATTATATTTTTCATATAATTCTGGATACAGAACTCCATTTTTAATAGAACTTATCGTTTGTTTTGAACAACCTATTTTATCGGCTATTTCTTGATGAGGTATTTGATGGATTAGCATTTCACATATTTCAGATAGTTGAGTATCTGAAAGAGATTCACGTATAATAGGCTGAGGTACACTTCCCAAATCATAATTTTCACATTCTTCTTTATAAGTTCTACCGTGATGAATGCTATATACTATATTATACGAAGTATTTGTTTCTTCAGCTATTTCTATATAATTCTTCCCTTCTAATAATAATTCGCATATTTTATCAATAGTTTCTTGTCGTAATAATGATTTAACGATAAGATTACCATCCTTATCATGTCTAGTCATTCTACCATTCAAATATGCAAACCGTATATTTTCTTTATGAGTACACCAAGAAAGATTATATATTTTATTATTAGTAGAATCACTATCATTATGATTTACATCAAATTTATCTGCATTTGGAATGGGAGCAAAAGCTAGTAATACTGTTCTAGCTAAAGACGCTCGTCTCATCTCGAATACAGTTCCATCATTATAATAATAATCTACGAACACATCGATTCTATTAACATGAGTTCTTTGTACAACTATAGGGTCTATTATACAACCAAAATCTTCATTGTATATATTACCTAAATTACTTATCCAATTTGGACCATCTGCAAATGGTATAACTGAACTGTCTATCCGTTTCCATTGTTCTTGGATAAACGGTTTATTATAAACAGGTGATCTGTTAGTATAATTAAAAATTCTCATAATTAATTATGTCCTCCTTTGTAATTTATTTTTATCTAATTAGGCTTGGTTGCTGATTGAACATTGTTTATTGTACTTAGGACCTATATTGTTTTCAGATCAATATAAGCTTTTATTTCACCTTATACAGTCTTATAGATTCTTTCTGTCTTTCGACCGCATATCACGCTCACCTTCACAGGTCATGTTGTAGCTCTATAAGCACTAGCCCTTCCCAGCAATTAAAGTAGTTTTTCCTCACAGAATCACTTCTATAAGGGAACGTATAGAAAGTTACGCCACTTTCTTTCCATTCTTATTGATTGAAGTATAGTTAAATGAGATAATGTTTTTCTCGTAACTGTACTTCGGCATGATATTAAGAATAATATTCTGTACACTCTCTAATGAATGTGTAACAGGATCTTTGCCTCTGATATCCTGTCTGTTCCATAAACGTTCATGCTTCTTGCTGGAACGATTTACATTAGAAGAGCTTGTTTCATAGAATTTATTATAGATATCCACATCTGTCAGATTTAAGATAGAGTTGAATATCCATAATAAGAACTCATTTGCATTTGGAATCTTGTTGATATAGATGAAATGAGTTGCTAATGGAATTACCATATTCATCAACAAGGACATCCATAAAATGATTTTTGCATGACGATCAGAATATATAAGAGAAGGATTCTTCTCATTCTTATATTTCTTCTCATCAAGATGCAGAGCATAGTTATCGTTGTTCATCAATACTGCTTTCATACAGATAGAATCAGACAGTATCAGTCTTTCGATATCATATTTAAACTGCTCTTTAGTATAACCAGGAATAAGATCAATATTACATTTGATCTTAGAAACAGCCATTGCTAATTCTAAATCCTGGTCATAATACTTTTCGAAATAATTAAGATATTTCGAGATGTGCTCTCTCATAATATCACCATTGTAACATCGTTTGGTAGAGAGAACGAATAAGTTAAGATTGTCTTTGGTAGGATCATTAATACCAAAGAATTGTGTTACCGGTAACCATACTGCCCCCTTACACGGTTTAAAGATCTGATCCATAGGATCAGACGGTTCCCATTGATCTACTGGGACGAACCAAGTAGATCTGTCTCTTGGTTGTTGTTGACCTTCTATTGTAAAAGGTCTAATCATGTGATTCATTAAGTATATATCCTCCTTGTCACTATAGTATCACTTTTATAATATATCATTCTAAGTGCTATTAAATAGTGATAAGAAAAAAGTATGTACCAAGTCCACTATATACCACCTCCTCGAACTTTTATATCAGGAATATCCCCGATATACATTAATATAGTGTGACGAGTGATATAAAAAATTAATAGCTACGGTAGTAATATACCGTAGCTATATTTTATCGTTTCTTTATAGTCTTAACTCCACCTATTTTTCCTATACCTTTATTCTTTCCAACAATACCAACTTTACCAATTTTCATTGGATTAGATCTAGGTTGTATTGGAATGTCTGGATTTTGTGTATTAGTAGGAGAAGTTATCCTTTTAACTTTCTCTCGTTCTTTTCTTTTATTAGCAGATATCTTTTTAGCTTCTTCTTCTCTAGCTTCTATTTTCTTATCTGCATGCATAATTTCTCTATCTAGCTTAGATTTACTATATTTATCTACATATCTTGTCTTAGAAAATAACCCTCTCCTAGACATAATGAGATATGCAAAATATAAACTCTTTACATAACCAACCTGATTATGAGGGTTCTTTTCTACTGCTCTATTCTTTACAGCTTTTTTTGACATCTTATTCTCAAAGTCTTTAATAAACATATCATTCTTTATAAATGCATGAGCGAATGTGTATACAAACGAAGGATCATTAGAATAAAATCTTACTGTATAATCTTTCAGATTAGCACTTAAAGCTGTAGCTTTATCTTTCGGAGCAGAGAATTCTACCAATACGTCGTAATAGAAATTAGGAACTACTTCGCTAGGAATCTTTAAATAGCAGATATATTTCTTTCCTACATGATAAGCTTCATAGTCCACTTTACCTGCTTCTCTTACCAGTATCTTATCTAATTTTTCTGTATATAGATTTCTATACATTGTCCTATTAGATATCACTGCATTCTCTCTACCCATAGGATTCTGTATATATTCATCGAATGTCATTTTCATAATATCACTCTCCTATAAAAAATAATAGATAGTGGTGTTTATTCACCACTATCTAAATATTTATTTCTGCTGCTGTTTCTGATCAGCCTTCTGGTTGTTTTGTTTCTGCTGATTATTTTGAGGTTTCTGTGTCTGAGCAGCTGCCTGTTCAGGTTCCGCTTTTCTTTCTTCTACGTGAGACGCAGCAGCTACTGGTCCCTCTTCCTCTACATCTTCATCTGTACCTTCATCTCTTGGTTTAGATACTTCACCTTCAGGTAAAGTAGCAGTAACATCTTTACCATCTTTGTTATCTTTATTAAAGTTATCTAATGTAAGAAGAACATGTTTTCCGCCTACCATTTCGAAGCAGTTAGCAAAACTTAAACAACGTCTAAGTTCATGCTCTGATAATGGCAACTCAGCTGGCAACTCTATTCTTTTCTGTTTTTCAAGAATTCCAGAAATATACTGCATGTTATTTCTTGGATATACTTTACATCTTTTTGGAAATAAATTAGCCATGATTAATAGCTCCTTTCTATATTTATAAAATTACTTAAATGTTTAGATTTTAGTAAAAATGGGGGTATAAGGTGAACGTCTCCACCTTATACCCTATTTTATATTTAATACTTTATACAGACACTTATAATCTATTTCAGCCCATAATCTAATCTCTGTTATCACATAAGCATTTCCATCGATGGGTGGAGTTGTGGAATAATGTGTTTGGAAAAGACCATAGTCTTACTCCTATAGACTAACTTGGACTATATTTCAGCATTACGATTATGTTTAGTCATTTGTTTCAATGTATGCATTCTGCATTGGATCTACAAGGAATGCCTGATTAGATGTATACATAATTGTGATAATTCTTGAGATGCCTTCAAGAACTGAGATATCGGTTTCAATAGAACATAATACTTCATTTCCATTGAAAGATTTCTCTCTTAAGTTATAAGCCTTATGTTTTTCAACAGACTGATTTACTTTATCTTCAGCTTCATCTACAGTCAATCCTGACTTGTAAAGATTAGTTACAAGCGTCTTGTATGCGTTGTAGATAATTACTGTAATTTCCCCAAAAAGACTATTTGTCTCTTCAGGAATAAGTTCTTTAGATGCACAGAGCCCTTCAATGCCTGCACCTTGACCAACTCCATTTACAGCGGCTGATCTACAGTTAAGAACAGCATCTTCTACAAGGTCACGTACATTGTCTCTATCTGCTGCAGAAATACCGCCTACGTTGTACTCTACAAAGTTTGCTGTAAGAGAATGTAATCTGCGTTTAAGTTCAATGATTGCATTGAGATTGTTTTTATCCTGAGACTCAATCTCAATCTGTTTTTCTAAGAAAGAGATTAAAGAGTTATATGTAGCAGAGAATGGTCTAGATCCATCTTCTGCAATTTCTGCATCTTTATCGAACATCTCTTTCGGATTTACGATAGTCATTTTATCAATATCGATAGTAACTTCATCTGCATAACCTGCAAAGTTAGTTACTGTTTCTACTGATGGAGCAACTCCGTTTTCGATATCCTGTAATCTTGTATCAGGATTGATATATTTCTTGATAAACGGGCAACCGCATAAAGTAATAATATCGCCAATATTGTCTACACGATCATTGATACCTGTAATGATACAGAATGGCGGTTTGTTTTCTTTCTGACCAGCTTTATCAAATGCATAGAAGATTTTTTCCATATCCATCAATGCAGATGAAATATCTTGAGATAAAGATGGAGCTAAGATAACTGTAGGTTTGTATTTACCAGTACCTTCCTGATATGGCATATAGATATTCTCTGTAAATATCTGCATAAACAGCTGAATCATTTCCGGAGTATCTACTGGATCAGGGAAGTAATAGATATTTGCCTGAGGAATCTTAACTGTATTTTCATTTGTGTTGATAAATGATGGAGAAGAGAATCCTTTATTAAGGATAATACCATCATATGTTTTTAAGATGGAACTTTCTGTATTTGAAGTTCCAATCTGGATAAATGTATCTTTACCGAACTTCTTATAGATATAAGCAATATCTTCAGATACCATTTCATTTCCATTTGTAGAGATGAGGCAGATTTGTTTGATATCGTCGAGAGTTAATTCTCTTCTGCTGCTTCTGATCTTCTCAGTAATTTTTCCTACTACTTTCTGGAATTCAGAAATGATTGCATATGGAGGGAATCCTGCTTTTTCCCATCTCTCTGTTCTCTCGCATAATTCTTTGTAGATAAGATATGATAATTGTACTGCTGTAGTAGTACCATCACCAACCTTTTTAATTACATGCTCTGTGATTCCAAGCAGCTCATCATGAACTGCCTTTTCAAGAGGCTTAAAGAATTTAAAGTTAGATAAAACTTTATGACCATCTTTACTGTATTCTGTAAGTCTATCTGGATGCATAATCATTGAATATGATCCGAACGGCCCTGCTGTTTTACTGATAACTGAACTTGTTTTTTCAAGTACTGATAACTGAACTCTTCTAAGAGCATCAGTTTCTACTAAGTTTGATAAAATTGTTCCATTATTATTCGTCATAATAAATTTCCTCCTATATATTATATAACTTATTGTAGTGTGCTAATAGTATTTTTATACTATTGAACCTCTGTGCTGCACATAATACTCTAAAGTAGTACTAAGATCTGCATCTTTAAATGTACTGTATGGATCGATAGGAAGATCCATTTGAACCCATGCCATTCTAGCATAATCAAAACAGCATCTAGTTATTGTGCAATTAGAGAATACTGCGTTTGTAAGATCTGCTGAGTTGAAATTACATATATCGAATATACAATTCTCGAACTTACAAGTGTTTAAATCACATTTGCTGAAATTTGCTCCACTAAAATCACAGTCTTTTATTTCAGTATCTTTAAATGATGATAATGAGAAGTCAGAAAATTGAAATACTGAATGCTCAATAATCATTCCAGAGAATAATCTATTTATATAAGATTCTCCAGAATAATTTCCAAAACTTATATTTCCTCTAACTCCCATATTATTATCAAGCATAAATGCTTTGTGAGAATTAAAGACGATATCGCTAATCATAATTATTTCCTCCTTACCATTTTGTATCTATACTTAATTCGTCTTTGATAAAGTTTTCATAGTGGTATTTTTCCCCTTTTTGTGTAATGTATTTTTGTTATCCTAGAGGAATCTTTCTAGGATCAAAAGTATATATTGAAAAAATTTCAAACTCATTTTCTTTTCCGTATTTTTTCAATATATCTTCTGGCAATAATGGTTGTGACATTTCTGGATCTATTGTAATATTAAATCCATAATTTGGCACATATATATTTAGACCTGTTACATTTCTATATTTATCTAGGTCATAAATATTCTTTACAAATAGAACTTGATAGTCTGATAGATTTATTTTATTTAAATCTTTCTCTACTATTGTTCTAAACGATTTGATATGTCTTTCTTCGACTTCTTGTAAATCTTGCTCAGATCTACACAGAATTGTTATTCTAACAATTTGATCTATAGTAGTAATAAGTAACTCCGAGAGATCTCTCACTGCAGTATTACAAGATAATTTGAGAATCTGATTATATTCTTTTTCCATAAACTGGGAATATAAATTTTCCGCAAGCTCATCATCTTCATACTGAAGTATCGCACTTAACGGATTTACTTTAGTTCTAGTAACCATAGTATATTGCTGATTAAGTTCAGATGTATGAAGTATGCCTTGTAAAAAATATAAATCGTTATCATAATCAAATTCTAATAACTTTAATAATCCCATATCGATATCTACAAGTATATCGAAAGGAACCAATACGTCAGTTATATACATTTATTTGACCTCCTTGAAAAAGAATTGGGATAAGTATAATACTTATCCCAATAATAGTCTTAGTCCATCTCGCTACCAAGTTCATCTAATGTTGTGCTTCTCATTCCACCAGATGGAATATTATTACCAGCATCTCTTCCCTGGTTTGAACTGAAGAATGATTTGCCGCTGTTTCTTGTTCCTCCGCTGTATTCTGCGGATGTATCAATACCAAGTTTTTCCATGATGAGATTCATCTTAGTATTGGAACGGTTTGTATCATATTTCTGAGCATTCATTACTGAATATGCCATAGCTCCTCCGATTGATGAGCTGTAATCATCAAGTAATGTAAGCAGCTCATCAATTTCTAGATTTGGATAATTGATATGGTCATACTCTGTAATATTGTTCTGATCAAAGTTTCTCACTGCAGCATAGCTTCTATCTTTAAATTGATAAGCGTATGATGAAGTGATTCCAGTTTCATTGAGTCTTCTAATGATAAGACATGGTCCAGAAGCACCGAGTTCTTTACCATTACTGAAGCTGATAAATCCTTGAGAGTCCCCTTTACCAGTATATACTCCTCCGTTGTTCACTTCATCTGGATGAGCAAGTACATTTCTGATTTCCTCTGCAAGAATTCTTGCTTTTGCGTGAGTGAGCCAAATTGTTACTGCATTTTCATGATCCCATTTCTGGATATCATCAGGTCTAGCCCCTGCTTTCATCGGAGAAATGCTAATTTTAAGCATTCCGTTATAAAATTGATAAGAAATTGCTGATGGATCCACTCCATCAGTATTAGAAGTCCCAAACGGGCTGTACACAATTGGTTCATAATATTTCTTCTTATTATTATCTCCGTTATTGTAGTCACCTAATGCCATAGTTAAGTTTCCTCCTTATACTGTTTTCAATTATTTTACTATAATGTATGTGTATAAATTAAAGTAAATTCCTCCTTTCTCTATTAAATACATACATTAGATTACATTTTAATAATATATCATTGTAGATATAAATAGAGAGAAAGGATGGAAATATATTATGAAAATTTCAGAGATTATTCATATGATGAAGCAACCTGTTGAAAATATTATGGATAAGTTTAACAAAAATGAACTTGCTCCGGATTTTGCTTCGAGAGCTATAGCATATGCTATTTATAGTTATCAGAATAAGCAAACTAAAGATACCGATATCAAAGATAAAAACAATGTATATGGTTTTGTAAATCCTTCGACTGGACAAACACTATCGTTTACTACTATCGATGAATGCATACTTCATTTTATTGAGGACAAATTTGAAAATCAAGATTTTGAACAGGTGTATCCTAGTTTATATAAAACTTTCAATCTTAATAGATTTGATAAAAAATTTATTCGAGAGAAAGATGGGAATGTTGTAGATATTCCAGAAGATAAATGTAAGCCTGCTGTTGATATGTATACAGTAAAAACTCCAGATGGAAAAGAGATCAACAAAACAACAAATTTAGAGGATGCTAAAAACGAAAAAATAAAAGTAGCAGGTTCAGTTATCTACAATTCAAGAGGAGCAATCGTTGATGGAGTTGCTAAGTCTAAAGAATCAGAGAATATTGTATCTACACTTCTTATTGCTGGTTCTAAGGTATTGGCAAATAACCTTAATATGTATTATAAATTGCATGATACAAGACCTGGAAGAACTATTAGTGGTGAATATTATCTATTCGATGGTAAAGAAGTAAATGGAAGATTTGCATTGTGTTTGAAACCAGAATTTGCTGGAAAAGAACCAAATACTGTCATTGGATTTGTAAATGCAAAAGATCTTAAAAAATAAAAGAAAGAGGAGTAAGCATCATAACGATGCTTACTCAATTTTATTCTGTTATATTATAATACATTTTAAGTATTGTTCTTGTCCACTCATCTTGTTTAACTCCAAGATCTTTTTCTTTCTTATTTTCAAGATACCAATGATATGCATCTCCTCCAAATTTCATGCTCATCGCTATCCAGTCGCAGCACATCTCTACAACAAAAGCAAATGGCATACTATCTTGTTTTTTATTAATACTCCACCAATCTGGATGATGTAAGTTTACAGTATAATGATGAATCCAAGCTTTATCATAATCAGCTTTATTATCTTCTATCTCTTGATCATCAACAGGAAAATGATTTATACGATAAGCTTCCCATTCTTCCAAATCATATTTAGACATGTCATGACATTGCACTTGGCTATCTAATTGCATTCTGAAAAATTCAATACTTCCAGTTTCTTGTTTTACATAGTCCATGATTTTTTTATTATTTTTAATATTCTCCCAAGCTTTCTTTACATTTGCTCTATGTTCGTCTACATATTTTTTGTAAGCTTTTTCTTGCTTTCTTTGTTCTTCTGAAATATTTGGATCACAAGCCATAGCTAAAGATATTAAAGACATATTATATTTCTCCTTTCATAAAAAATTTATCTCTACTATCTTGTTAGATAGTAGAGATATGATATATAGTGTTGATCAAACTTTTTGGGATACATACTTTACTATAGTGTTGCAAAACATATATTTTTTAATAATGTCAAAATGGCAAAATTCGACTTTTTTGGGTTTATTTATTATTTATTTTTCTGTATCTTCAGCTGTCTGACCTTCAACTTCCGGTCGTGATCGCGATCGTTTAATACCTTGCTGAATATCCTTAAACTTATCAAACAGGATAGTAGCAAGAACGGCACACACGATACCCTGTACCAAAACAGTAAGCAACTTTTCTTGAGGGTTAAACGGTACTTGCATCAATACGGATAATACAATACCGATAATTCCTAACCAAATCGGAATAGTTGCATTGTCAAGTTTTTTGACATAGTGTTTTAATGCATAACCAATAAACATCAGCACGATTATAAGTGGAATATTCACTTGGGCCAATGAAAGGTCGAGTATTTGTTGAACTACACTTTCAATGATTTCCGTCATATCAGTTTTCTCCTTTCTATTGATTTAATATATAGTTCTGATAATAGATTTATACCCTCATCGCACTTTTAAGCAAAACATCCATAGTAAAAGAATAATAAATCCACATACCTTAACTTATTCTTTTTAGACTATTAGAAAGGAGAAATAGTATGCTTAAAAAAATAAAGAGAAGTAAAATTAATAGATTGATTTCTATTATACTACTTACATTAGCATCATTTATAATTATTCTAACGGTATGTGATAATGCTATTCTAAGTATTAAGAATTCTAGAGCAGCTGCTATAGAAGATGTAAAGAAAAGAGATTTTGCTACTGTATGGATGAGTATATTAAATTATATGGAAGATGCAGAGAAGCAAACGTCAGGTGTTGCCACAAACATCGAAAATGATATTAGAGCTAATTTTGATCTCAAAGACCTCCAGACAAAACTTGATAATGGTGATGTAGAGGCTAGAGAGAAATTAAGTGAAATATTCAGAGAAAATATCGACGGAGTATATATCGGAGAAGTGAATAATAATAGAAACTCTATTATTATTTTAGAAGGATATGATTCTATCGTAGAAGATCTATTTGTAGATCCAGAATCAAGAGAAGAAGGTGCAGTTATAGAAAACCCTTCTTCTCCTACTTTGTCGCAATATCAAAATACTACGTATAATAAAGAATTATTTACAAGTGCCGTTAGAAAAATCAGAACTCATACTGATAAGATAATTGCAATAGAACCATATAATTATATTAAAGGAGAACATGAAAAAATCCCTGAAATGAATTATCATAACTTGGAAAGAGTTTATATCAATGAAGGGGTTCAAGGTCTTCGTAATTATCAGTTCTTAGTTCCAGTATATATAACAGATTCTGGTGATATCTTTGGGCAAAAAGATATTGAGAATGGAGTTCCTCAGGAGAACCATAAATTTATAGTAATACAGACTTTCAATATATATGACCAGATTATGTTTAACAGCCCAGAATTTGGTGATGATGATTATATTGGAAGAATTAATGCTAGATATGACAGAATTTTAAATTCCTTATATATAATGGGAATTATAATCTGCACTCTTATAGTATTTATTATAGTATACTTCTTTTCGTTGTATAATATTTTAATTACAAAAGAGTATGAGAATATCTATAACAGTAAAACAAAAGATAAGAATACTTAAAATCCAAAGTTAGGAGGGAGAGCATTGGATCAGTTAACATTTACCTTGCTTTTGGATTATATTTATAATAGATTTGCAGTTACACTTGTACTGTGCAGTGTAGGTGTAGTTATCAAAAATATTATAAATGATATAAGTTACAAAAGAAAAGTTAGTATAGGTAAAACTGTTGCATCATCTATGTTTTCTACCGTTCTAATGTGTGCTGTTAAAGATTACATTGACATTGCATTTAGTGTATATGTACTTACTTGTGTAATAGTTGGTATGTGGAGTACAAAAATTATATCACTTGTCGCAGACAGTAAGTTTATGGGTAAGGTTACAAAAAGATTACTTAAAAGTATCGCTAACCCAGTTGCAGACGCAGTGTCCGATGTTTTGGACGAAGAAGAAAACAAAAATAACGATGGTATTGACAATAAACCTACTACTGTAGACGATAATGACAATTTGTCAAAAAAATACAAGGAGGAAGGGTAAACCCCCTTCCTCCTCTTAATTTGTTATTTTACTCTGATTGTAGTGCCAGCGTAAATCACATTCGGATTTGAAATTCCATTCCATGAACATAATTGAGATACTGTAGTGCCAAATTTAGCAGCAATACCTGAAAGACTATCGCCAGATTTAATCTTATAATATTTCTTTGCAGCTGGAGCCGGAGCTGATCCGCTTCCGCTGATTTTTAATACCTGACCAGCGTAAATCACATTCGGATTTGAAATTCCATTCAATGAACATAATTGAGATACTGTAGTACCAAATTTAGCTGCAATACCTGATAATGTATCACCTGGTTGAACTTCATATGTTCTTGTAGAACTTCCTCCAGATGCATTAATTTTATCCTGGACTTCTTTATATCTTGGTCCAAGAGCTGCTTCTCTGTCAGATCCATTCCCATAGCGTCCTTGTTTTGTTTCTGCTACCAATGTGTCTACAGAAGCTTGAAGCCTGTGATTAACCTCGTTTTGAACTTCTTGGAATTTAGATCCGAGAGCTGCTTCTCTTGCCGCTCCATCTCCATATTTTCCTTGTAATACTCCAGTAGCAAGATCCATAATAGATCCAGATGGAGTGTTATCTGTAGGAGGTGTAGGAGTTACTGGCGGTTTAGTTGCATTTCCTTTACCTGCATATTTATTCCAACCTTCTCTATCCATATATGCAATATTGATATCAAGATTTCCATTATATCCTGATAATCTTCCTGATGAGCTGTATTGGAAAATAGCCGGTCCAGACCAAGCACCATATCCTTTACTATCAGTCCATGGATTCGACTGATATCCAGTAGGATTATTGTTAGCATACTGAGCAACCCACAGTCCATGATTAGCTGCAATTGCACTCCAATCATATGCATTGCATACAGACTTACTCATGTATACTAATGCTCTTACGCCAGTTTTTTCATAGATTCTATCTAAGAATTGTTTAGCGTAAGCAGGGCCTTGATCATATGCACTGTTCTGATATCCTTCCCAATCAAGAACAATGATAGCTTCTCCAATATATCCTTGGATATTTTTTAAGAAGAAATCTGCTTCTGCTACAGCTCCGCCACCGCCAGCATAGTGATAAACACCCAAGCATTTACCTGCTGCTTTAGCTTGTTGATATGCGCGATCGCAATCTGGGTTAATATAACTTGTTCCTTGAGTAGCTTTTGTAATAACAAAATCACAAGGAACTACACTTAAGTTAATACCGTTTTGATGATTACTTACATCAATACCATTCATACTCATAAAAAATTCCCTCCTTTTATGAATATACTATAAGTTACTTAATAGGATATATCACCTATTATAAGTAAGTTGGGAAGTTAAATCACATACAAGTAATTTTAATAGAAAGGAGAGACATTATTAATGGGAAATGTTTTTATACCACAAATAGAAGGAGATAATGATATTATATATGCCAGCATTAATCCTACAGGAACACTTTCATTTACTCCAAATTCATTATTGAGTTCAACTGGGTCAATTTTGAATAATAAAATTGAACAGCGTTTAAATAATGGATTATTGAGATTTATTGCTGTTCTGCCAAAGACACTTGATTTATCTTGGCCAGTAACTTCAAGTGAACAAATAAGTGCCAGTGTTGTATTCGGTAATGCTTCTGGAAATAAAACCTATGAATATTACGACACAGTACAATCAGCTGTAGGGTCTGATAGATATTATAGAGCTAAATTTTCAATAAAACAGAATAGAATATATATACAAAATGCTTGGACTGGAGCTCTTATGTTTAGAATAACCACATCTACAAATCCTCCTAGTGGAGTAACGCCTCAATTATCAGGTAATGGTTTTTATTGTGAAGGATACAATTTCGCTCTTATACCAGAATATGGATATTTTAAATAACTTAAAAAGCTACTGGAAATTCCAGTAGCTTTTTCTTTTCAGCACATCTCAATAATTATCAAGAAAGAGGTGTAATTGTGATGACAAATAACCAAATTAATATAAATGAAGAAGCTATTTTCTCCAAATCTCAAAAGAATCCTGTATATATAGTATTAATGCATAGTGGAACTCCTTTGGCTAATGCTATTAAGAAAGTTACTGGCGATGAATTTTCGCATGCTTGTATTTCATTTAATTCTAAATTAGATCCTTTGTATTCTTTTGGAACTAAAGGAAAAGGAGAAAAAAGTATAGGATTTACAATAAATGATCCCAAAGATAAATTCTTTACCAAATTTAATTCTAAATACAGTGTATATGTGATGTATGTAACTGATAATGCATATAAGTCTATGAAAAACAGACTATCATATTTTACTAACCATAAAGATAGCTTAAAATATGATTTTAAAGGATTATTTGATATTTGGTTTGGTAAAGAGTCAGAAGACCACGAGAAATGGTTTTGTTCTAGATTTGTTATGGAAATTATATCTAAAGCTCAAGAGCTATCTAAGGTTCCGTCTCTATGGAAACCAAATGACATTACCCAGTTGCAAAATATCTCTCTAGTAAATAGAGGATTCAATTTTTTTAATTATGATTATAAAGTTACAGAAAAACATTGTAATGATATCAAAAAAGGAAAATATAGTCCATCTGATGTAATATATGAATCTAATCATTCAGGATATTTAAGATATATGGATAAGGGTGATGAATCGTATCTATATGAAGAGTATAAAAGAATATATAAAAATTACAATTACAAAATACCAGAAGTAGGATTCCCTACAAATGATAGAAATGAATATATTGCTGTCAGAGATGCAGCTATAAATGCAGCTAGAGGTTACTATACATTAAATGATAAGGATTCTGATAAAATATATCCATTCAAATTCTATACTACTCTTGAGATTGAAAAAGATAAATATATAGAGTTAATAAATGGAAATTGTCCTCCGATGAAAAGAGATTTGGCTAATCTATATCAGATAAATATATCTGATGAATGGAGAAAAATATCCGTAATAATGATAGCTGTTCCTGGAGAAATTTTCTCAATGTATCTATTGTTAGATAATAACGTACTATATAGATTCAATTACAACGGAGTAATGTTTCAAGAGAATTCAATAGATACTGTAGAAGATGAAAGTACAAAATATTATAAAAACCCTGCGATGCAACTTAAAGTAAAAAATACAAAAAAGAAAACAAGTCAAATTAAGACTGGGAATTATTCAGGAGCAGCAATAAGTATCAATACTAAAAAAATCAATAGTAAAATTAAAGAATCTACATCTACTATTGATGATGATTTGATATTAAAAGCCGAATACGCTAAGAAATTGTTAATCAAAGAGATACATGCATGTAAGGATTGTGCATATATGTATGAAGATATAATGCTTCCGTATGCTAAAGATAATTCTTTTGCAGTGATTGGATGGAATTTGAATAAAGCTAAAAATAATGATTTGAAACAATTCCCAAAATGCAGAAGTGCTGTATTTAACTATTGTTCTAAAATATTTAATGATATCAACAAAGAATATTGTTTAAATATGGACAACAGTTGTTTTTATGTAGAAAAAATAAACTAATAACAAAAAGGTAATGGAGATATCTCCATTACCTTTCTTGCATGAAAGTATGCGATAAGCCTAGGTGAGTGAAATCACCTAGGCTGACTGTCGTGAAAATAATTCAGAACGTATAATTGCTGCTGAATATATAACGGAATACACGGATTGCCAATATCAATCCATTTATCAGTCCACTGTTTTCCATCAGCAGTAAAAATAAGAACCATTCCGTTTTTAGTTTTCTTAGTAATAACTATAGGATTGTTATACCAATCAAATCCATACCAAGAATCTCCTTTTAAAGTAAACCCGTTCCATTTAAAATTTCTTTCATTTCTTCCATGTTCTTTCAAATCCCATTTTTTCATTTTAAGTCCTCTTTTGTAAATAATTTTGCATATAACTATAAATTAGAGAAGAAGCATTTACCAATCCTTCTTCTCTTGCAGAAAATTACAAAGATGCAATTTTCTGTACAAGTGACATCTTATCAAGGTCTAAGCGGCCCTGATAAGTACCATCACCATTATCCTGTGTTACGATCACAGGTCTACTTGGGACCCAACTATCCCAAGGTTTAGGGTCGCAGAATGTATGTTCTGCTGTTAATGTATTGAACATGTACATCATCTCCTTTCTTTAGGGGATATAGAGAGTAAGAGTGGCGACTCTTACTCTCTATTCATTTTTATAATATATAATTAAAATAACGAAAGTTAACAGGTTAGCTCATCATAGGCTAACCTGTATTTTTATACGTTATTTATACTTTCACATAATATTAATCATTTTATATATCAAAAAAAGGAGGTGACATCATTGTCTGAACAGCAAAAAAGAACTCCTAAAGATAGTTCTTTAACAACAGAGGATATTATTAAAAATAAAGGATATTATGATATAAATGGAAATTGGAATAGTATTCTTACTTTTGATCAATATCCAGATAAATTATTCAGAGGACGTGTAGAAGTATTTATATTCAATAAGAAAAATGAAATATATATGAATATAGGAAACGGGCAATATAGGATACCTGGAGGATCTATAGAGAGAAATAGATCGCATAAATATCAGGTATATGTAGAAGCTAAAGAAGAAGCTAGAATACTATTAGGTAAAATTACTTACACCAAATATAGTTATTTTAAGTTCTTCAAAAAGAAATATACCAATTGCAAAATGCATTGGGACGGCACATACAATGAAGTATATATAGCAGATTTTAAATCATGGTATTATGGATATATAGATAAGTCAGTTCGGGATACATATATGACTAAGTATGGAAGATTTGTTCCATTTGAATATGCGGTAAATTATCTAAACATTCATCATCAAAAAGCATTAGGGTTAGTCTAGAATGACTAACCCTAATTTTTATACAATGGCAAAGGATGTATATATAATTGTATAGTATCATATGAAAAATAAAAATTGTCCCCAGTTTTGTGATGAATAGATAATTCATAATATTTTAATGTAGGCATCAAAGCAAACCATATATTATTTCCAATTTTAATCATATCGATACTCGGATCTATCTTCTTATCGTGTTTTAAAGTTATACCACTTACATTAGGTATAATACTTTTACTATCAATTTCTATTATAAAAATGTATTTTTCAAAATATATATCTATTGGTCTGGTATATATCCAAGGGCTGCCTGAATTAGGAGCTATTATATATGGGGGAGAATCTTTACCATTTACAGCATCGAATCCAACTGGGCTAAAATCACAATAATTAAATATATTACTATTTTGATAAGATGTAAAAGAAGAAACATTGATAAGTTTAGCCCCTAAAGAACTTTTGAAAAAAATCATTTCACATATCACCTACCTTAACATTCATGAATTTCATGAATGTTAAGTAAGAAATAGATAGATTGGAATTATATCCAATCTATCTACAATTTATTCTCCATATATGGAAAAGTAAATTATTTGGAGATAATGTGCAAACTTGAGTAGTATCTATAACTAACTTCATTTGTCTAATTCCTTGATATATATTTAATGGATTTCCTCCACTATGTTTTTCAGAATCTGACAAATATGTTGAATATATCTTCGACCCATATCCATCACCAGAAACAAATTCTAACCAACTACCTCTATCGTTTATATAATTACCAGTAAGATTAAACTGAACAAAGCACATTCCGTTTACCATCATAGCATCACTTACATTGCCTCCTATGTAAGTTCCTGAGGTATCTCCATATGTCTCTATATTAAAGTGATATGTATTTATCCAATAATAATTTTTTCCAGAATTCAGTTTCATATTTGATTTAAATTTAATATTAAACTTAGATGAAAAATCGAACATAAGTTTATCAGCAGAGCTCATCTTTATATACCTCCCTAACATTCATGAAATTCATGAATGTTAGGTAAGAAACCTGCGAAAAGAAAGAGATAGTGGAAAGTATCCACTATCTCTAGTATTTTTAATAGTAAGTATTCATAAGATTTCCACTTTGAGACATGTTCTGCAACGCATTATAATCTACGAATAAACCGTACATCTTTTTATTATATACTGTCTTTTTAGATAAAGACTCTCTGAGATCAAGATACTTCTTGTAACAAGTCTCCCATCTTTCCCTTTCTTTATCATCAAGATCTTTTTCTTCCATAAGATAATCTTCAAGAATACTCATTCTACTGTTAATTTGTCTCATCAGCAAAATAGCATCATCCTGAGTTTCCACGTTTCGCAATCTCATATTATATTCAAACAAATCTTCTTCTATAGATTTCAATCCATTTCGTTTCATTTGGTAAATGAGACCTTTTCTTCTTGAAGATTCTTGGACTACATCTTGATAGTACTTTTCATCTCTTGGAGAAACTGTTGACATACTTTTATAACAATATGCCAGCATACGTTTAATAATAATACTTGATTCTATTTCTATACTATCTCTAAGAAGATATTCTATTTCTCTACTTTGATCCAATTTATCATATATTCTAAGATACCAATCCATTAATACAGTAGCAGTATCTATACTCTCAGGAGTAGCTACAGAATAAAGCTTCTCTGTTGCAGATAAATAATAATCCGGAATATTATCTTCAAATGTTCTCAATACATCAGGAACATCATTTCTGCACAGCTCAAGATTAGATCCTTCAAATATGCTTGTTATATTATGCATAGTTATATCGCATACTGTAGAAAATAATTCAGGTCTTTTTAGAATTTCATATACGTCAATCTCTATATTATTTAGAGCAACGAATCTGTCAATGATGTTTCTTAAATCAGAATATGGTTTCGGAGAATTCATAACACATATTTCTCTCAATACAAGAGCAATTACTTCACCTGGTTTAAGATCAAATCTTCTAATTAACTGCATATCTATTTCTAATGTATATGCACATTCTTTAAAAGGTTCGAATTCTCTAACTGCATTATGTACATAAGTTCCTTTATATCCCTGAAGAACTCTTTGAGCAAAATCAGAGCAAGATCCAAATTTATAATCCGGAACTACTATAATACCAAAAAACTGTTTATCTGTATTTTTATTGATAATCACTTCTCCACACTTAAAATCAGGAAACAATCTGTTCAGTTCTCTTCTCATTGCATTGGTCAAATCATTCAAAGGTGTTATATTTTCAAAATCAGATGTTGAACCTAATTCAAGTATACATTTGTATAATCCTTCTAAATTTTGATTCATTGTATTTAGCTCCTTTCATACTAATAAATTACTTGTATGTGAAGATATTAAGTATTGGTAAAATAGTATATAAGTAACAAAAAAATAATAGAGAGGTGGGACGATAACTCTCTATTATTATAGTTAATGGCTAAACATATCTGCTACGATACGTTGTTTAGCTGACATCTTATCTAGGTCAAGATAACCTTGATAAGTGCCATCGCCATTATCCTGTGTTATGATCACAGGTACAGGCTGGAGTATATCTCCGACCATGCAATCCTGGAACGTATGTTCCACAAGAAGGTTTTTCATGAAATCATCTCCTTTCAAATGGGGATATAAGCATACAGAGTCGCACCTCTGTATGCTTATTCATGATGATAATACGTAATTGAAAATTGAGATAAATCAAAAAAATAAAGAGTATAGGGTTTAAACCCTATACTCTTCTTTATTCGTCGATTATGATATCACTAGATGAGGCTCCATAACAAGCTTTCAATGCATCACTGTTATATATCCTGTCATTTTTATCTATACCGGTATTTTGAATCGGTATACCATATGAAGCTAATTTTAAACTATCCGATGTGATAATTGTTTTTAATAATTTTTTCTCAAAAACATTCAATGGTTTTTTTAACGTATACTCCATAAACTTTAAAAATAATTTACAGTTTTTATATAATCTAAATTCAAAAGTAATTCCATTTTCTTCCTGTATTTGAGATGATGTTATCATTTCTAAATTGCTAAAAGAAATAGGAAATTTTACATCAGAATCAAATGTTTTAAAAATCTTAGTGGCGTATACATATGCAATTTGCTCTTCTAAAGCTTTATAAATTTGCTGTCCGCCAATTACAAAACAATCCTTTGTAGAGATACGTTTAAGCCTTAAAAAAATCATGAGATCTTCAATAGAATGAAGAAAAATATATCCAGTTTTATTTAATGTATAATTTCTAGTAAGTACAATATTTAGTCTATTAGGTAGCGGTTTTCCTATACTTTCCATAGTTTTTCTTCCCATAATAACTACTTTGTTAGTGGTAATATTTTTAAACCATTTCATATCAGCTTTTAATTTAATCAAAAGTCCTCCGTCTTTTCCGATTCCGTTCTTTTCGTCAATAGCTACTATTGCATTCATATTATTCTCCTCCTTAAATATACCTAATATCACTATTATAATATATTACTATAAAAGTGATAGCAAAAATAAAATAAGATAAGACTTAAAAAGTCTTATCTAGATATCATATATTTCTTACCTAACATTCATGAATTTCATGAATGTTAGGGAGGTATATGAGATATGGCTAATTTAAATTTAGAAAAATCAATGTTAAGTTATATAAAATTCACTAACATAGTAGCTTTAACTTCAGGTAGAGGATATTCTCTTAATACTTCTAATTTTCAAATGGCTGATAAGAAATTCGCTTCAACTGGAGAATTAAATTTTTCTACATCATTTTGGTTTGCTAAACCTAGGTTAGTTCAGATATACACTAATAGTAATTTAGATTTTCAAGTAGGTCTTATATCAACATTATTTAACAATACCAATGCAATTTGGTTAGAATGTGATACTGCTAATAAAGGTAAAAGACTATATACTGTATTAAAAACCTTATTTATTAGAGAGATTTTCCAAATAATACCCAAGTCAAATTATAATGCTAAAAGTGCATACTTTACTATTACTTGGTAGAAATAAAATCCCAGTACCATAATGGTACTGGGATTCTTCTGCTGCTTTATTCTTTAATTATTTAACCTGTTTAACCTGAACAAAGTCGTAGTGATCTGTCAATCCTGTAGGATGTAAGATATTGATACGTCCCTGAACTGGCTGATATTCTACGAATTTCCAACGCTCAAATGCATGGATGTTCGGTAATGCCGGATTATCAGCATTTCTAATTTCATTGCTAATGTACATCTGGTAATCATAGATTCTGTAGATAATTCTATCTGTTCCTCTTGGACACAGAACTACGATAAATTCTGTTGATCCACGAAGTTTATCAGAACCGATGAAGTTGTATACTCTAGAATCAGAAGTAACAACTGTCTTTGTAAAGTCAAGCTGCACTGGTCCGATGTTAGACGGTGTCTGGTAGCTATAATCTGTCGGTGTAATCTTTCTTACAAGATCTGGATCACCGAATACAGAAACTGTCATGTTCGGATCGTTTAATACCTGATACAGTTTTGTCATCTGAGAATCGAAGAAATCGAAGAATGTATTTCTTCTCCACTCAACATGATCTCCGTGATATCCTTCACGAGGAGCGTAATCGAACTGGCTGTATGTTTTAGAACGTACATCCATTGTCTTATAAGACTGATCAAGTTTTCTTCTGATCTGATCGTCTTTTGTATTTCCAAGAACTGTTTTGATCATGCTCATGATCTTAGTTACCTGATTTACATTGTAAAGAGCTGCGATATCTTTTGTTTCTTCTGGAGATACTGTTACGTCTACCGGAATAGCATTTGGAATTTCAACAATATCTGTTTTCTCTTTCCATCTTACGCTACATGTTGTAAGACGTGCACTGGATGTATCCAATCTTGAAGTGACACGAATACCTTTAAGGTTTCCTTTAAGAACCTGAATGTTAAGTCTGTCGTTCTGCATTGTACCGGAAACGAAGTCTGTAATTTTCTTGATCTTAACTCCGCCTTCATTTACTTTATACTCATAAGAAACGTTCGCCATAAGAGCACGTTCAACTTCACCATATGTAGGTGCAAATGCATAATTACATCTAACCCAAACATCATGATTACCTGCTTCTGTAGCCACTTTACCATTTGGTTCAATGTATCCTGTCTTTTCATCCGGAAGGATGTCTCCAATTTCGAAATACTGATTTTCAATCTTGAATGCAGAGATTCTTGTCTCGATAGACAGATGATCTGCACCTGCAAGACCGTTAAGATAAGTATGTACGATTTCATTGTCATCTGTGAATGGAAGTGCTGGAAGTTCAAATTCAACCTCTGGAGCTGTCTTTTCGATAGCATCTGTCATAAGGTTCTGATCACGGAACATATCCAGTTCATTTCCTTCTGTGTCAACCAAGATACGATATTCCATAGAAATTGTAAACTTCGGTGAACGAGCAACGAATTTCGGAATAGCACCTTTGTCAAATACCATATTCATAAGAATCCATTTGTGCATCGGAATTGTGATGCCGATCATTGGATTCATAGAGCTCATCATTGTCTGCTCAAGAAGACCTGAACGGTCATTGTCATACTGTTGTTCCATAGTAGCAACATGGTCTTCGATTTCATCTGGAGTCATACCCTGTGGATCGTAAGAATTTTCTACGAAGAAGTTTTTAAGAGCTTCGTTACTTCCATTTGCCATAAATGCTCTTGCTGGGTCTGTATATATATCAGTTGCATTTTCGTTTAAGATGCCCTGTGTAAGATTAACATAGGACTCAACGAAACTATGCATTGGGTCGTTTTTAAAACTGTCGGACATATTACGTCTCGGCGCTTCACCAATAATCATAGTATTAGTCTCCTTTCTTACTCATCAATTTTTTCTTATTTAATTTACATTAAATATTTACTATATTGTTATTATATCCAATTTTACACAGATACTATTTTGCCTGTGTTTCGGATCCTTTCTTTATCTCTTCAAATACATTATTAATTGTATCTAATATAGCAAGATACTTCTGAAGTTCAGTCATATTTTCTATATATGTCTTACTATCAAAAATATCATCAAGATAATCTCTAATATATTTCTGAAGATCTACTAGATTGTTAATGATATAGTCGTATACTTTAGCTTGAGAAGGTTCTTTCTCTGCTGTGCTAACCATATCTACAATCGTTTGACATTTATTGTAAGTATCATTATAGAGACTCTTAAGTTCTTTAGTTTTAGCAGCTTGCTGCTCAGGAGTTAACTGGTCAAAGATAGATTTTTCTATATCTTTTAATTTAGATGATGGATCATCAGTTGGTTCGCTACCAGTAGTATCATCAGCACCTTCTCCAGTATCATCTGCTTCAGGATCATTCATCTGATATTCATCTTCATTTCCATCACTACCTTCTTCTCCATCAGCCCCTTGGTCGTTTCCTTCTCCAGTATCATCTGCTTCAGGATCATTCATCTGATATTCATCTTCTTCTCCTTGGTTTTGATTATCCTCTCCGCCTTCTTCTTGATTGTCGTCAGTGCCTTCTTCTCCCCCAGCATCATCTGCTTCAGGATCATTCATCTGATATTCATCACCATCATCAGTACCTTCACCTTCTTCTCCACCGGTACTATCACCCTCACCATCCTGATTATCTTCAGCTGCAGGAGCAGGTTCATTTCCTTCTTGATTCTGATTTTGGTTTTCTGTATTTTGTTCGTCATCATCTCCAGTGTTGTCTTCTGTAAGATAGAATGAACTTACAATATCATCAAATAAACTCATTTAGTGACCTCCTTTTCCTGGAATAGAAGCTTTAGGAATATCTCTTCCTTGAACTTTAAATCCATATTTGATTCTCTGGTATTCTCTAGTGAGTTTTTTCTGATAGTTTAATAAGAATCTATACTGATTCATATCCCCATCATTCTGAGCAATTTCAATTTGTTTTTCAACAACTTTAAGTTCCGTATCTATTTCATCGAACAATAATTTTCTTTCCCTATCATTCAATACTTTAGATGTAGCTAATCCTCCTATAGCTGCTATCAAAGCACCTGTAGGTCCGAATATAATACCAGTTCCAGCTAATGCAATAGCTCCTTTAATGCATTTAGAAAATGATGGTATTATAGATCCTTTAATAATAGCTTCTCTTCTATCTGACGTCAAAGCTTTTTCTATGGACTTAATAAGTCCACTTCCCTGAGCATCTACAGATTGCCATAAAGATTTCTGCTTTGTATTCAACTCTTTGAGCTTAGCCTTAGCGTTCTGCAAAGCAAGTTTAACTGTATTGAGATTGAATTTCTCTTGTATAACTTGATAAGACATTTCAAGCAATGCTTGGTTTGCAATATCTTCTTCAAATATATTTTTTATACAATAAGAGCTTTCTTTTATATTACTCAATCTGCACATCTCTGCATCTATAGCAGTATTTGTGATACGTTTATCGTATACAGTATATGATTCTGATATTACAGCTTGTTTTGCTTTTCTCAATTCAGCCATATATTCATCTAATGGGATCGATGATTTTAAAATCAAATCACTGATTTCATATAATATATTAGCTTTAGCTCCTTTAGTTATAAAAGGTATCCAATTAATTCCATTCATATTGGTATTAATAATAGATTCAGATACCATGGCAGCTTGAGCTACGTTTATAAATGCATTTTCAAAATCCATGTCAAAATCTAAATCATCATCGTCGTTATCAGGATCTGAATGATCTGCATCTTCAATAGAGTCTAAATATGACTCTACTTTATCTTCACATTTCTTCAAACAATCAAGATATTCTTCAAGTTGTTTTGCTTTCTTTTCATTTGAAGATTTATCTATTTTGTCTTGAACTTTTTTCTTCTCACTTCTAATAGATGATAATAGTCTATTAGCTTCTTTATCGTTAATATTCTTTGAGATCAACCAACTTACTAAACCTAATACTCCAGCTATAATAGGACCGATAGGTGTAATAGTTGCAACAGCCAATAATATACCTGCCCTAGCAAAAGCCATTACATCAGGAAGATCATCTATAATAACTTCTGGAGATTTGGTATGTAATTTAATAAAGAAATTTTTAATTTTTGACGGAGATTTATCTTGATCTGCTTTATATTTGGCGATCAGTCCTTCAATATCAGAAGTATCTGCTTCGAAAGTGATTGTTTTAAAAGATTCCTTATCAAAGATATTATACTTATTCTTTTCATTAATAGCCTCAGTATCACTAACAATACCATCTAAAGTGCATAAACTATCAAATTTTTCTTTATCGAAAATATTTGATTTTTTAATATTAATAAAATCTTTAGATACTCCGCTGTATCTTGGGATATTATCAATACTCTTATACAGAATAGCTTCATCCTTTATCTCAAGAACCTCTCTTTTAATATAAGCTTCTACCTCTTCCATATACTCAGCAGCATCTGCTTCTGTATGAATTGCTAAGGCTTTGTCTAAGAAATATTCTGTAATGAATAAATCGGAAGATGATTCTAATAGAGATTCAGTTAAATCCCTATAAGCTGTAGGTGAATTATGCAATACAGCCTCTATTAATGCATCTTTGCCAAGACTTTTACTGATATAATTATTAGCAAGAACGTCTTGATAGTTTTTATATTTTTCATCAGATATATTCATATCACGGTACATAAAATACTCTGTAATAGAAGATACAACTTTAGTATCATCTACATCTACTCCGTTTTTAACCATACTGTAGATGATATTTTCTAAAGCTACATTATACTTATAATGGTCTGGTACATTATAAGTATCAATCAGTTCACATAATTCTGATACTATCTTATCAGAATTATACATATTTTCTTTAACGATTTTATCTACATTAAATCGTTTGCATAGCATATCATGATTTTTGATAATTCTTTCTGCTATTGCAGCCTCGTTGATTCCTGATGAGATAATCTCTCTATCTCTATCATTAATATTATATTTAGCCATATCTATATCTACGGTAGGTTCAACACCTAACATAATTTCAGTAGAAATAAATCTGGCTACATCCGACGCTTTTGATTCTGATTTAGGAGTAACTTGTTCTAAAACTCTCATACAAAAATCAAAATCATTTTGAGAAACCTTTGTTACAGACAAAGGTTTAATTAATGGAATTGCTGATTCTACAGTTACTTTCTCATTATACCTTAAAACAGGCGAATCTGTCTTTAGCCTAGAAATACGTTCTTTGACTAAAGACGAAACATAAGTTCCTTGAGACATCATCAGTATTCGACCTCCTCTTTATTAATTTAATATACTGTTGAAGCTGTAAATTAATGGAGATTGGTTAACTTGTGCTCACTGCAACATCAGTATAATAATATAAAAGGAGGAATTGTCATGATAAAGACTATGGCGCCTGATACAATTGGGTACGTAATTATAGAGACAGCTACTACGTCAGAAGATATTATGCCAGCAAAAATTATTGAAAAACGTGGCGATGGTAGAGTGTTAGCTGAAGGATGTCTTCAGGAAGCTAATATGAAAAACAGAAATGGTAGATTCTACGATTCAAGAGATTTATTTCCAGAATTAGTAGCTCCAAGACAATTAGAGTTACTTAGAACAGGCAATATGAGAGGTGAGAATGGCCATCCATTATCTAAAGATTTAGTTAGACAGCAGACTATTGATCCAAACAATTGTTCTGTTATCTTTACTAAGTTTTGGACAGATGGTGATCTTGTTATGGGTAACTTCTTCGGCACTTATAATGCATTGGGAGAAGAATTCAATAAAGAACTCATGTATGGATTATCTCCATCTTTCTCTATGAGAGCTCTTGGTACTATCAAGAATACTAATAGAGGAGCAGAAGTAAAGGGAGTTAAACTTATCACTTATGATAGAGTAATTTATCCTTCTCATAATAAAGCTTATACTCACGGAGTTGTAAGCGAAGGAAGTAATCTTCTTCTTGAAGAAAATGATAGGGGAACTCTTATCCCTATCACTAATCAATCAGTTATTGATTATATTAAAGAAGAGTCTTGTAATATCAAACAGATTAGAGAATCTTTCGATCTGTTGTATGATGATATCAAACTCATTAACAATAAATCTCAAGTTCAGCTTACGGATAGAGCTGGCGGTGTATTTATTGTTAATCTTGAGAATTATATCCATAATGAAATTATTGGAGCATGTATTGGTGAGTCTACTTACTATTAGGAGGTGATACAATGTTCGCTAATAATATGACAAGACTTCTAAATAAGATTGAGAATAGATTAGGTACAGATATGCTTAATCTTCCAGATCAATTGAAAAAAGAAGTATGGGCTGAAAAGGTTATTGTTCCTGATACATTAGTTACATGGTCAAGGTATTTTCCATATGAATTTAGATATCATATTACGCCAGATACAAAAAAGAAAAATGGCTGGTATCTTCTGGATGAGGAAGTGTTTGGAGATGTAAATATATTAGGAGTAAAGAATATAGACTGGGGAACATTCAACAATGATGTATTTGGTGGACCATATGGAATGTATGATTATATGTCTGCTGGATATGATATTGGAGATATGTTTGGTTTGATTAATCAGGCTAATATAAATTCATTATTCAATAATGGTATATATCCTAATTTCGAACCTCCTAACAGATTCAGATTAGAATCTACTTATGGAGCTGAGATATACATGAACGACTTTGATGTATTCGTACTCATAGAACACAATGCGAATCTCACAACCATAAGTCCAACGCAGATGGATACTTTCGAATCATTAGCTATGGCTGATGTAGCTGGATTCTTATATAATAAATTGAAATTATTCCAAGATCTTCAAACTGTATTTGCTAATGTAAATATCAGAATAGAAGATCTTCAAGAACAATACCAGAAACGAGAAGAAATAATGAATTATATTAAAGAAAGTTATGTATCAGCTGCTAATAAAAATCAGCCGCTTATGTTGTGCATTTAGAAAAAATAAACCAGATGAGGATTATCCTCATCTGGCATTTTCTTTTACAATACTTGCTCTAATTCTTTAAAGAAGTTATCGTAGTCTATGATTCTTGTACCAAATAGCCCTGAAATGCTATCCAGGTACATTATAGATTTATCATCTATTTTCTTATTATCATCGTTAATAAAAACATTGTTATCATCAAGATCTAATTCATATACCATATCATCAAAATTTTCATCTCCTATCCAAGATGTATCAAATACGCATACGGCATATTTGTGTTTGTTTTTCAATACATCTTCATAGAAGTTTTGAGGAAATAATGAATCCTCGATATATGAATTTCTAATCTTATTCAATGAGTGAATGTATTTGTATTTAGATAAATCATACATACAATCTTGGTTTGTTTTCTTTCTTACAAATACTTTCAATACATCCATTTTAAAATCAGTATCGACAAATGTTTTATCTACTAAAATAACAGTCGTGTTATACAAAGGACTAGGTTTAACTCCAAATATTTCCATTAATTTATTATAACATTTTCTAAAAATTTTTGTTATTCTAGTAATAATTTCATCGAGTAAATCTTTTTTCATTTCTTACTTTTCTCCTTATATATACTTCTTTATCTTACGTTCACCATCGGTAATTACTAAAAACGTATTTATTCTTTTTACAAGATATTCATCATCTACCAATGATCGGTTTAACGCATAAATGCTAGTAGCTGCTAATATGCCCTTGTTATTAATATTTATCAATTCATATTCGAATTCATCGTCCAAATCTAGATATATAGTATCTATGTCCATATATGTAATTACACCATATTGGTGAAATGGATCGACTTGCATTAACTCTGTTACAGATAAAGCTTCTGTATCTCCTTTTAATGGATATGGACAAATTATATGATTAGGATTTGTTGTAAACATATCTTTCATAAAATCTTTGGTCCATCTTAGATTAGGAGCTTTTTCTGATATAATCTCATTTTCTTTCAATACCCATGGTATTTCTATAACCGACATATGTTATCAAACCTCCTTTCTTTATACAAATAGTATTTTATTGTCAATCATACCTAAGCATAAGCAAATTCTATCTATGCCTATAACTTCAGTTCTATCATCATTACTCTTTAAAAGAAATGTAGCAAACAGTTTATTGTTATTTTGTAATAAATCTACAAACAAATCATGTTTAATACATTTATTTTTATCGTCTAATAATACATTGATTCCAGTATTATCAGTATAGATAATTGGAGCTACATAGTGGCCTGGATTACTGTAATTTATAACATCATTTAATATTTCTCCAGATTCAATCTGTCTTTGCCAAATATCTTTTCTGATTTTTGGATACCATGTATGCATTTCAAGAAAAACTTTATGTCTATACATATCAGTTTTCATTACATCTAGCCATTCTCGCTTAATTTTACAAGGCCCAATGTTTGTTTGAAATTCGTCACCGTACTGGTGAAGAAAATTAATGTGAATCATTTTCGTCATTATCATCGGCCTCCTCTTTTTCAATGGCATCATTATCGGTAATTGTAATGTCGATATTACAAGAATCGCACCAATAATTATAAATTCCCTCTTCAAAAGGTTCTAATCTTATTAACTGTTTTTCGCACTCTGGACATACACAATGTTTCATTCTTTTTGTAATCATAATTAATCTCCTTTTGCCATTAAATCCATACTATCAAAAAATGATTTCTTTTGATTTGGAATTGTTCTGTTGGCTTTTGCATTTTCTATTTTTCCTTCTTGCTCTTTGAGATATACATTGTCTTCTATCTCATACAAGTTCATTCCAAAATTAGGTCTTCCTAGATAATTTACTAATAATTGTGCAGATTGATACATATTAAAACCACTTATAGTATAAAGCAGTGCAAATAGCTTATCTACACTTATATCAGCATAAACAGACGGGTCACCTAATGTGACCCGTACTCCAGGTGTTTGATCTCCAGTATTTTCCCAAACAACTACAACAGGATCAAATTGAATATATCTCTGTTGTGCTAATCCAGGTAATACTATAGATTCTTTTCTATTTCTTAGAATCACTTCACGTCCTTTAGTACCAAATGTATTATCGCTGAACCATTTTGATACTTGTTCTAAGTTCATCTTGAATAATATCATATCCTGTGGTCGGATCATAATATTCATTTTTGTATCTGTTTTATCTAATGATAAATAATAGCTAAATGATCTTTTTATGCTTAAAAGTTTACCGCTAGATGTATATTTGGAATCATATCTATATTCTTTATGGAAATGATATCGTTGATCTTGATCACCTTTATTTGACAAAGATACATTCATTCTCAAGAAAAGATTAGACCCAAGATATAATACATCGTCCGATAATTTATCGTAATCAATATAATTTATAGGTCTCATTAGACCTCCTCCTGAGCTTAATAATATTTTTACTTTAAGGTTAAGCTAACATTAGTTTCTTATTATACTGATTTTCCCGTTATCAATGATAAATACAATACCAAATTGACTAGACAAGAACCTCATATTATTCTCATCAGTATATCCGTTAAGATATAACTCCAACCTGCAATTTAATATATGAGCATATGCGTCTAATAATACTCTAATTGCATTGATTGTCATTTCTGGCAATACTATATTTTGAGGTACAATAATTTCTCCATAAGTACAAGTGAAATGATTATACCATACAGGTTGCTGTATTGATTGTTGAGTTTGCTGTTCAGGTCCAGTAAGCTGCTGAATTAACTGTTGACCAGTTTTCATAGCATCTACTAATTCCTGAGCACGTTTAATTGTTTCTGGATTTGTAAAAGCATTCATAACAAATTCCTCCTTAAAAGTTTTTATTTTTATATCATTTTTATAATATATAATCAAACAGTAAGTTCCCTATAGAGATTTTACTCTCTATAGGGAATTCTTTAGTACATGAGAAAAGTCATACGAATCACACAAGCAATAATCAAATTCTAATGTTCAAAAGTAAAAGGTCGAATCCTTTCTTTTTTGATTGTAAATGGTTTGATCATCTGTCTAACCATTACATTATTGTTATACATATCATTTAACTCTTGGTCTGATATATCTACCAACTTGCAATCTAAAGCATAGATATTGAATATTTTTCTTTTATCCAAGAAATATTTATTACAGTATTTAAATCCTTTATCCACCACTTCGATGTAATAAGTATCGTTAGCTCTAGTTCTACCCAAAGTCTGTCTTGCTAATACTTCGGATTTAAATGGTTCTGCTAATACCAAAGTACATTTCAATCCTTTAATATCTATAGCAGCTCCCGCTGATTTTGTAGTGGTAAGTATAACTTGTCTTGTTAACGAATATGCTTTGTCTTCATCTGAAACTATAGATGTAAATATACCAATATTTCCATATAAAAATGGGAATTTTTCTAAGATCCATTGATATACTTCTTGAATTGCTTGGTTTGTACCAATATAGATAAGTATTTTATCCTGTGGTGACTTTATAATCTTTTTAAATATAAAGTCTAGCACTACACAGCACATCATCTTAAAATTATCATTCGTTACAATGTAATTTGTATATTTGTTTCGGTCTAAACCATATTTATTCTTACAGAATGATATAGTTTGTGGCTCAGGTCTACTATTATATCTCATAGCGATATAATGAGTATGAGGGTCTGTATCTTCATGGAATAAATCAATAGCAAGTATATTTTTAAATGCTGTTTGATATATTCTATTCTCATCTTCATTTGATCTTGCTGGTGTAGCAGTGAGATAATAAGTCTTGTATACATTAGTATAGAAGTCTATCATGCACATATTATCAAAGTTAGTATGAGCTTCATCATAGAACTTTAACCCTACTCTGATATATTCAAATAACTCTGTTACTTTATCCCATCCATAAGAATCTCCATAACTCTTTAAAGTTCCATGGGTAACAAGAAATACTTTTATATTTTTTATCTCTTCATCAGATTTAGTAAGCAATCTAAATACTGAACCAGAACCATCTATACTAAATATTTCTTTATCAGAAATATTAGTATACTGAACGATAGATCGCCTCCATTGATCTAATACTGATTTTGAATAAGTTATAATCATAGACTTTATCCCTAATATCGACATAGTTCCGATAGATACATATGTCTTGCCTTTTCCTGTATTAAGATTTACAGATAGCTGCGATTTAGATTGTGTTTCTAAATATTCTCCGCTACCTACCATAAATCTCAATGCTTGTTTTTGATCTTCATCTCTAGGAAGATATTTTACACCTATATCATTATAAGTATCGTATTTATTATATGCATTTTTCATAACATATGCATTGCAATCTAACAGCTGTTCTACATACCATACATCTACTCCTCTAGGTAGGTATAGTATTCTTTTTTCGTTATCATAAAATATTCCTGTATATCTGTAGCTATGAGTTACAGGTTCATATATAGCAAAAAAACGTTCTAACTTCGGGCTGTCTCCGAAGTTATAATCATTGATCTGCACACATGTGTTCTTTACAATTATTTTCTCCATTTGACGTTTTACCTTCTTTCTGATCAATTACTTATATGTTTTGGAAATTATAAAACTTGACACTATTATATAATAAGATATAGGAAAGAGAGAGGATATGATAATATGACTTTAAATGTAGTGGATAAAATAACAGTAAATGTAAGTTATAAGAGGTTTATCTTTAAGAAAAGCATTATATTAAATGAAGGTACTTATTATAAGACAAAGTTCGGCCCTGTAAAATTAGAAATAATTTTGATGAATGATGATAATATTATGCAACTTATGATAACTCACAGAGGAAAAGATTTAAATCTAATATCAGAGTGGATGATTCTAGATGAATTTATGACACTATTTGATATAATGCCAGGAGAATATACTTATACTATTGATAAAAATTATATTCTTCATACAGTTAACGATAGTAATATAGTAGATATTTCTAATGATCTTAAAATTAATGATCAAGTAATATATACCGTAATAGATAACAAAGGACGTGTTATGTTTTATGGTAACGGTGAGATACAAAATATGTGGATTTTTAATAATAGAATTAGCGCTTGCATAATTGGTGGTGTAGAATTTTATTTCACGTCGACAGGATTATTAATGGAAAATTCTTGCAAGGTTATGAGTAAATATGATGATGAAAGAAAATTAGTTATAAGAAAAATATAGAGCTAGCGCATTAAGCACTAGCTCCTTTTTATTATTCTTCGGATTGCACGATCGGAATAGTTTCATATTCATCAAGAATTTTTTCAATATCTTCTGCAAGTTCTGGATAAGTATTAATAGTTTTTTCTTTATCCAACTTCATCTGATATATTTGAGTTGCCAAATATTTAGCCAAACCGTTCATCATTGGTTGTTCACCATCCTCTTCTTCTGGAACTGAAAACAAAGTCATAGTAGGTGCAGCAAATGTATTTGAGAAAAGTAAATCATTCAATGCATCTTCTAATATATCTATTCTTTTCTTTTCCGTAAAAGGAACAACTTCATATTCATAATACACTTTCTTACGTTCATGGTCATAATAAGCAATAGCTCTTTTACCTATACTGGTTTCAGGCTCTGGGTATTCATCTACAAAAAATCCAGTTTTTGTTAAATTTTCTCTTGTTTCACCAAGTCCATGCACCGGATCAAACGGTCTTCTATGTACAAAAGTTACGACTCTTGTTTTCTTATCAGCTCTGATATATACTTCTGCCATTATATCTTCCTCCTTACTTAAATTATCATAATGTTTCCGTTGATTACATATTATACTAATGAATAAAAATAATTATTATAAAGGAGAATATGATTATGGCTAAAATTGAAAAGAGATGTAAATTTAAAGTGACATTAAAGAAAGATATGCGACCAGGTATGAGGGATATGTTAGAGTTTGGCATTGGATGGAAAATACCAGTTCCTTGGTACGATAAAAATAAAGGAAAGATAATTAGAAAACTTCCAATAGTAGAAATAGATATTAGTGATGCATCTAAACCGGTGTTTGTGTTGGATGCATCTACTAAATATCATAGCAGATTAGTTCAACATTCTTTTGATTATATATTAGAATGCTGTTTTGATTATATTGAAGATATACCTAAGTTATCGGACTATAAATTTTTAATCGACGATATTAAAGTAGACGAGTATGCAGCTATAACCGCTGATAATTATGAATATTTGGTAGATGATATTGTCAAAGTAACTGACCGCCATATGGTTTCTCAGTCTGGAAGAATATGCGAAATCAATGCCGATGGAAGTACATTTACTATAGATACGTCAGATGATGCAAAGTCTTCTTCTTGGGTCTATTCTATCGATGAAATTAGTTCAATAGAATCTTGTTACGAATAAAAAAGAGCAGAGTACTTTTCAGTACTCTGCTTTATTTTTTTATAGTTTTTCATATAGTTTCTTACTTAACATTCATGAATTTCATGAATGTTAAGGTAGGTGATATATGAAATGGGATATATAGGAACTCATCCTATGGTGGTATATGGATCACAAATGTTTAATCTTTCTCCTAGTGGATATGTTTTATACTTTGATGATTTAGAAAAAATATTTGAAATTGGAGATCATGGGTGTTATATGGACACTGATTACCACAGATTGTATTTAGATAAGGATAGCGTTAGTATCAGTAAACTATGGTTGGTAGATATAGTTTTTTATTCATTACCTTCAAATTTAGAATATCTATGTCTTGCTGGAAATGAACTTTTAACATCTTCCATATCCGGCCAAGCTATGTATAGATATCAAGATGCTAGAAATAAACACGGAGACACTCACTTTCAATTTATAGGATCTTTTAAATTTCTTACTCGATGCACCTTTTATGGAAGAGAGCAACAAACTAACGTGCAAATAATAATTAGAAGATTATAAAGAGTATAGCGTTTCAGCTATACTCTTTTCTTTATCTTTATATTTTCATTATTGTACTATAGTTGATATCCCCCGAACCTAATCTTGTTATACCTACCGATTCAAATGGGAAGTTTGTTATACTATCATTTATAATTGTTCTATAATCGATAAACTCTCTCACCCATTGTGGAGTATCCACATTTACAGGTATAGCTAATGTAGTTATTTCTTTTTTACCACTTCTAAAGAAAGTATTATCCATAAATAATTGTACAAATCTATTATATACCTCTGGATAAGTATGTTCTATTGCACTTATATTTGACGGATTGATATTTACTTTAACCACACCTATTGTATTTCTTGCATCTAAATCAATTGCTTCTAATTGATCTCCTCTTACTTTATTCCATACAATAGATGCTTTAATGCCTTGAATTCTCATTGGATCTTCGTAGCTAGACATAGCTTTAATTGCTAATGGTTTATAGAATTTCTTCTCTCCATTTCTAAGAGATTCTTCTATCTGTTTTTCCAGTATAGCGATCTTCTCTATAATTCTAGTTTGATTAATTCTATCTGCAGTTAATACATCTTCATACAAAATCTTCTGTAATGCTTCTTTCGCAGATTCGTTTAATGTGGATTTATTTATAGGAAGACCTTTAATATCTAAAGCTCTGTCTATATTCTGTTCAAGAACAACTCCTTCTTTAAGTTCTTGATTTGTAGCATAATTCTTTTTATTATTTGTCAATAATGCTCTACTAAACAAGAACTCATTCTTTAAATATAATAAGCATTTTTTACCTTCTTTGTAAGAATGGTTGCACTTAGTATATAATTCCACATATTCATTACACAAATTACCACTAATATATGCAATGATATTGATAATACTAAATCTAAGATTATTCTGTCTAGATATAACAAACGGTCTAATCATAGAGTCTCTTTCTACAATTTCATCGTTTATAAAGTCATATCTTAATTCTTTATTAGGTGTAACTTGTATATATTTATCTTTCTCAAGATCAGCTTCTAATGTAGATATATAAATATCTTCTCCAATTAATCTATCTAATACGAAATGATAAAATGCATCGAAACTTACAATCGTACTATCTGTATCTGAAATAACACATACATCTTTGATCATATTATTGCATCTATCAATCCTATCAATATACATATGAGGATAATATACATATTCTCTAAATAAATCCTGCAAAGTATCTAATTCTACTTTAATCTCATCTGGAACTTTATTTGGAGATAAATATGGTTCTTTTAATGATTTGAGAATATATTTAATACCATTCATGATTGATCTATTTTCAAGAAATGCATATAGATTATTCTTATAAAATAATCTATTCAAATCTTCTTGATTTAATGAGCTTATTGTAGAATAAATAAGCTTTGCGTCTTCATATGATGGAACCCATTTAATTCTACCTTTTCTCCAATCTCCACAAGTTCTCATAATTTTAGCAAAACACATATCTGCTGATACATTAAAATCTAATACATTCGCATCATTAAATACTCTTGTGTTTTTCTCTGAGCATACACAATCAATGAAATGTAATACATCTTCCAATGAACCAAATTTTACATTGTTTGCCATAAAACTTTCAAAGAACATTGTTGCCGTTGATATAACTGATCTTCCTTGAGCTGTAATTGATGCAGCTACATATAAATTATACAACACACAAGCTGCATTACCAAGACACCCATAAATACTGTTTGCATCTCGTTTGTCACGTTTATATTAACCTGAGGTCGCTACTCTCAAGTAAACTTTCGTTTCTTTAGTGTTTCTCTAAAGACTAGACTATATCTTCATCTCTTTATCATCATGAGATGTTCCGCACTTCGATTTAAGGGATTTTCACCCACCGCTTGGCCCTACTCCTGTTGATCTATTTCAAGATCCATATGGGATAGTCGTTGAACTTTATAATCACCTCCTTTATGATTATCTTAGTTGCTGATTGGTAATTTCACGAGCAGGCACTTAGCACCATAAATATATGGCTTTTTCTCAGCATATGCCATCCTCAGGAGTTTTTTCTGTCTTTCGACAACCATCACGCTCACTGTTACCAGTCACGTTGTGGTCCCTGAGGCTTTACACCTTCCCAGCAATTCACGGAATGCTTTTTGCTACATGTCACCATGTAACCTGCCTAACTATTTAAGCAATTGTTTTAGATTATATTTAGCAGCATTTATATAATCATGAGCTTCAAGATATTCGAACATTTTAGCTTTATCTATGTCTCTACCTTCCATAAAGGATCTAATTAATTCAATTAATGGATGGGGTTCTGCTCCATGTTTTTTAAACATAACTCCATATGCAGTACATATAGGCTCTCTTGAATTTATCCATTGTGCCATCTCTAATAATGTACTATCAGTATGAGTTTTCGTATAGTTATTATCAACTATACATTTATTCTCTTTATATCTTTTATTTATTGAATATTGAACTGCTTTTCTTATATCTTCTCTTACCATTTGAGGTTTTAATCTCTGTATAACTCTAACCATTTCATCTTCATACATTTTGTACTCAACCATTCTAATTCCTCCATTTTACGTACAATTACGTTCTTTTATTAATAAGTTCTAGACATTATTATTTTTTAAAAGTATGGTTTTACTACGAATAACATGTAAGTAATATCTTAGAAAATTATAAGATCAATTATATAAAAGGAGGACAATAACATGTTATTCGATTCAATTGTACCTGGATCTAACTCCAATGATTTAATCAAAGAAGAGTTTAACGATCCTACATTACTTGAGCAGGTTATGATCGCAGATGAAATTGCACATCTGCCTCAGGATAAGATTAAAGAGTTCTGTGAAGCTGGCGGTGTTGGTGAACAGCTCGTTCAGGAAGGTAAAATGTCTAAGAAAACTCTTGTTAGACTTAACAAACAGGATGACCTTACAAGACGTACAAAAATGGGTGCTCTGTTACTTGCAAAAGAAAACAAAGATCCGTTATATGATAAGCTTGTTAAAAACAGAATGCAGAAACGTGATCTTGTTGCAAAGATCATGAAAAAATATGGTCATAAAGGACAGAAGGTTGCTAAACAGGCTCAGGCTGAATATCTTCATGGTAAGAAATCAGCTTTACCAAAGAACTTTATGAGATTCGGTGGAAATGAAAGATTAGGTTAAAAACAAAGCAGCTGTGCACGTTACCTGTAATGGGTAACGTGCGTATCTTTTTCTAATCATACCAAAACAGAATAATAAAAATATATTATTATATTGATCAAACTTAAAGGAGGTTCATGCCAAATGAATCAAAGAGTATCTTTTAATGAAAAGATGGCAGTGGAACGTCTAGTCCCACTGCCGCAATACAGTTGTTATACTGAACTAATAAACACAGGTGTTCAGTGTATCAATACTTCAATATTTACTGATATGGATATATTGAATTTACATTTCTATCAGTTACTTGATCTGTTTAAAGACGGGATAGAAACAGATCAAATCCAAACATCTGTTATATTAGTTACATTCACAGATGGAGAAACAGTTAAACTGTCAGTATTTGACTATTGGTTTAACTTATTATTCTGGGGGTTACCTGTATCAAGTAATCACCCAATCGATTCTAGATATCTTTGGTATTATGAAGATATCACTCAGGATAGTATTGCTGATTATATCAACAGTACGTTCCTAAAACTCAATAGACAGAATTATACTAATATGCAGATCAATAATATGATTGATGATGTAATGTATAAGTTTCAGTTTATTGATAAATTCTCATTGTTCTTATACAATACATCAAACAATGAGGATACTATTGAACTTATGCTGAACAATAAAGATTTTTATGATTGTATTCACTGCGATTTATCTAATATTCCTATCGAAGATGTAAAAGATACTGGAATGAAAATCACTAAACGAGGGGTTCAGCATATTCTCGATTCAGGAAAACACTGGGCTATTCCGTACTTCAAAGCTAAAGAAGGAATCAATATTAAACAGTATCGTGAATTCCAATTTAATATTGGTACTGTACCGGATGGCAATGGCGGTGTATATCCATTAATGATTAATGGTAACTATGCTAACAGGGGTATATCAGATCCAGCACTGTACGCTATCGATGCAGATAAAGCCAGAAT